ATGCGAACCATCAAACCATTAACCAACAAACAGATAGAAATCGCCAAACCAAAAGATAAGCCTTATCGCCTATACGATGGCGCAGGCTTGTCTTTGTGCGTCAGCAGCAAAAAAACTTGGCATTTTAGCTACGCCAAGCCCTACATCAAAAAACGCACCATGATGTCGCTTGGCACTTATCCGCAAATCAGCCTTGTGGACGCACGAGCCTTGCGCGATGAATATAACGCCCTACTTGCCAAAAACATTGACCCGCAAGAACACAAAAGAATGCTGGCGCAAAACGAAGTTAATGTTTTGCAAAATACATTTGCGCGTGTCGGCGAAAAATGGCTATCACAACAAAACTACTCAAGAATAACCCAGCAAAGCGCAGAACGCTACTTGCGCTATGCCAACGCTTATTTGGCGCAAATCCCTGTTGCTAAAATAACCAGCCATGATATTTTGACCATCTGCGAAACCGTTGCAGAAAAACACAGCTCACTTATCGCAAGTTGCGTCAAAACAAAAATCGCCCAAGTGCTAGATTTTGCATTAGGTCGCCGCCTGATTGACACCAATGTGGCACGGCAACTTACCAACACCCACCAAGCACACCAAAAAGGCAATCGCCCTGCGCTGACCGACTCGCAGCAATTTTCACAATTTTTACGCTTCATACACCAAGACAGCTTGCCGGGCTTATCTTTCATCAATCAGCAATTTTTAAAATTAGCCCCCTATCTATTCGTGCGCCCCGGTGAATTGGCGCAAATGCACTGCGATGATATTGACTGGCAACTCAACCAATGGCGATTCACACCCTCAAAAACCAAGAAAAGCACAGGTGTTCAGCTTATCGTTCCTTTATCTCGCCAAGCAATAAAAATCATCAAAGAAACCATCAGTTATCATGGGCAAGACTATGTGTTTTGTTCGGTGCGCCGCAAAGAAGGCTACATTGAAAACCGCACGATTTCCGCGTGGGTGCGAGCAAACGGCTTTCAAGACCTACAAACACTGCATGGGCTTCGTGCCAGCGCAAAAACCATCTTAGAAGAAGTGCTGGAATTTGACCCAAGATACGTTGAAATGCAATTAGGACACGTCGTCAAAGACGCCAACGGTACAGCATATAACCGCACAAAATTTATAAAACGGCGAACAGAAATGATGCAAGCATGGGCGGATTATTTAGATGAGCTTATTGCCAAGCAAAAAGCCAAAGCATAACGCCTCGGCTTTTTTTGGGCTGTTGTATCACTAGCCGTACAATAATATTCTAATTCACACACCCTGTGGCGTGGTCGCTTATCAAGCGCACAAGCATTGGCTTGTACGTACATAGTACAGCAGCCCAAAATTCATGTCAAGCACAATTTTTTTTGAAAAAATTAAAAAATTTTAAAAATAATGCTTGACTTGTAACCATTATCATACTATAATACACACATCAACCAAAGATGGTTGATGGAAAACTGAACTAACACGCCTACTAGGGCAGGAGAAAAATCATGCAAGTACTTATCATTGAAACCAACGAAATCGCAACTCTAAACGAGCTAATTGACCCAAAAAACGGTTGCGACTTACTACAAGATTTCATCGGCAACCACGGCGGATTTGGCGAAAACACCGACAGTCAATTTAAGCCTGTGCATGGCTACATTGGCGATGATTATGTAGAATACATCACAAGCCAAGACAACTATAACTGGTGGAATGCAGTTGTCGCCAATCAGCAAGAAGCCATTGATTTGATTGCACAAATGGCAGATGAACATGGCGAAAAGGTGCATGAAATTGCAGCAGATGCAGGGCAAACAGACCTAGAAGACCAAGCAAGTGCCATTATCCACGCACTAAACCAAGCATTTAACTAAGATAACCAGCCCTGCCAAGTGCAGGGCTTTGGAGCTTAAAAATGGCAAAACCAAGCAACCACGAAACGGCTTTGGCGGCTATGATTGCCCATCAAAAAAACCGCCGCGCCGATTGGGAAAGCGTGGATTGGACAAAGCATAATGACGAGATTGCCCAGCTGCTGAGCCGCCACCCTGATTCGGTGGCAAAAATGCGCACCAAATTTGGCGCACAAGGCATGGCAAAACGCAAACCAAGGCGAAAATATAAGGTAACTCGCAAGGCAGTGCCACCACCGCACACGCAAGAGCTGGCAACAGCCGCCGCCAAAATTAGCCCAAAATCGGGCAGGTATGAAACCAATGTGAATGCCAAACGCTGGCTCATTATATCACCAAGCGGTCAAAGGTTTGAGTTTAGCAACCTACAGCACTTTGTGCGAAATCACCCAGAATTATTTGCCAAAGCCGATACGGTGTGGAAACGTCAAGGTGGTAAGCGTGGCACGGGCGGCGAATATTGCAACGCAAGTAATGGGCTGGCGCAGGCGGCAAGACTAAACATTGGCTGGAAGGGCTGGCAGGCGAAAATTATTAAGGGGTGAAATAAGGAGAATATGAACAAAAAATCCATCAGTCAGCGAGTGCGCCGCATTAACAACCCAAAAGACAAATTAGCACTGGTACAAGAATGGGTAAGCCAGCGCCAAAGTGATTTTTTTAGCGCGTTTGAACAATTAGAATATGCTGTTGGCGTAGATGACTTGCAACAAATCCACGAAGCCATGGACAAAATCAAAGACATCGCCATCAAAAACTACAAAGCCATGCCGAATATCGCAGAGGCTATGCTGGTGAGCAAACATTACACGGTAGATTTGGACGAATACGAGCAGGAAAAATGAGCAAGACACAACTACAGCGCAACCAAGAATATAAAGAACGCAACAACGTTAAAGGCATAAGCGCAAGTTTTAACTTGTCAAAAGACGATGAACGCACGGCTTATGAAATTTGGCAAGATTTGCCAAATAAAAAGCAAGTGTTGATTGATTTGTTGTTGCAATATGACAACGAACGATTTGAAAAATAAAACAAATCCCCCAAGCTGAGAACTTGGGGGATTGTTGTGTTAGCCAATCGTAAAGCTACTTTGCCGCTGCCGCCCACTCGGGTGCTTATACGCCAAATGCACCCAGCTGTTCGGACGCTTTGGGTATTCGATGATGGCTTGGTCAAACTTAATGCCACGCTTTTTAAATTCACGCACCAAAAACGGCACGATTTTGGCTGGCACACCAAAGGCAGGGCAGCTAAAATCAATGGCAAAGCCGTGCTTATGCGCCGAATTACTCGCCCCGCCAATGCGTTTGTTTAGAGCTGGTGAACGATAGCCACTGGTGATACGAATTGGCTGCCCTAGAATGTCACGAGCGGGTTGCCACAAGTTCTCTGCGCTATCAATCAAGTTTTGTAATGTGGCATGGTCTGGCATATTGTCAATGCGGTTGCGTGATGCCGTTTGGCTGGCTAGTAGCTCGTTTAGCGTGATGTTGGGCGTGATTTGAATCACCATGCCATCTGCCAAGGCTTTACGCAGGGCTTTTTTGGACTGCTCGCCCCATTTGCCGTCGGGTGTTGTACCGATTTTTTGTTGAATGTCTTTAATTTGCATGATTTACTCTCCGATTTTAAAACGTTTTTTAACCAAGTCTGTTGCACTGTCAATGGCTCGTCCGCCAGCATGACCGCTGATTGCCACAGCAACGGCGGTATAAAGTGGTTCAATACTCCATGCCTTGCAGATTAAAAATGTGACAATACCTGCAAAGACCGAAATCACAATTTCACTTAATAGGCGAACAAAGATAAAGCCCAAAGGCTGTTTTTCTTTGCTTTCATTAAGCCGTCTGATAAAGCCGACAAATCCACCCAGCACTGCCAAAAACAACACCCAAGGCAGTGCCACAAAAAATTGCAGCCAATCATTTTCGTTGTAGTTCATGTTTGCTCCAATAAAAAAGCCCCGTTTGGGGCGTGAAAAAACCGCTTATTAAGCGGCTGATAAAAAATTGCAAATTGACATATCAATACAAGCCATCTATAATAGCAACTATATTTAGTTGCATATAATCATTATGACCAAATCAGATAAGCTAAAAACCAAATTAAAAGGCGATATTAAAACCTTTGTCTTTGATGACTTGGTAACTTTATTATCCCAGCTCGGCTATCAAATGCACGAACGGGCAGGCAGCCGAGTAGTATTCATTCACCAAGATGACGATAGCGACCGCATTCATCTGCACAAGCCACACCCTGAAAACACCATCAAAGGCGGTGCTTTAAAGGCGGTTAAAACCTATTTACTTGAAAAAGGTCATTTGACCTAAGGTAATACAACATGATGACTTATAAAGGCTATGTTGCCACCTATGAGCTTGATACTGATGATGAGATTTTTTATGGCAAATTGATTGGTATCAATCAGCTGGTTACTTTTGAGGCGACCACTGCCCACGACTTAAAACAAGCCTTTTATGACAGCGTGGATGATTATTTGGCATTTTGTGCCGAAAATAACATCACACCTGATAAGCCATTTAAAGGCTCGTTCAATGTACGCATTGACAGTGATTTACACCGCCGTGCTGTGATGGCAAGTCGTGGCAGCAGCCTAAACGCCTTTGTTGCCGATGCCATCAAAGAAAAGCTGGGCGGTTTATACGCTTAGTTTTTGGTGGTTAAAGCCCTGTTAAATCCACAAGTAGTGGTGGGCTGGTGTAGGCTTCATTATGCGCCCCATGTCTTGTATCAGACTGCCAAAACTGCGTTAGCACCCCTTGATGGTTATACCAAAACATGACATTATAAACATCATATTCATAGGCATAGCCCAAAGCCTGCTGTTCGCCATATTGGATAGGCACAGGGCTGGTATAAAGCAAGCCGTATTGTCTGTTAGCATCTAATCGCATACCCTGTTGGCATACACCCAGCACATTAAGATACTTTAAACGACTGTCAAATACCAGCTCGCCATTTTGGTCGCTGTAAATTTTTAGTCCTGCCTTACCCGTTGCCGCAGCTTCTGATGGGTTGCCAAACAAATAAAACGTGCGACCACTTGGATTGATGACAAACAGTTTTATCCCGCTTTTGTTATTGGTTACAAAGTGATTGCACAATGCAATGGCACTGTCTTTGGTATTGCTAAGCGGTACGACCGCCACCCCAATTTTGTTGAATTGTACGACAGGTGACCAGCCCCTGTCTTTAATCTGGTCGGCTGTGCGTGTGACGGTCTCAATCAATGCCAAATTTTTATGCCGACCGTCAATTAAAATATGCCCGTTGGGTTTATGCAGTTTAATCAATGCTGGATACTCCTACATATAGCGCATAGTTTTTATTGCTGCGATTACTATAAGATAAGCGCTTACCGCCTAAAGTTGCCCGAATGCGTGGGTCAAAGGTCAAATCATTATCATTCCCTTCGCTTTTTAACATAAAAAACCAAAACGGTTTGCCTGTGGTGTCAATGGTAAAATTACCACTGGCACCCGTTGGCAAATCAATCACGGCAAGTAGTCGTGATGTGTTTTTTGACAAATCAAACAAAACCCCACCAGTGGCGGGGTCATAACATCTTACATTTGCACTCAATCATTGCTCCTTATAATAAGCCCATTTCAAGCAGTAGTCGCCCCCGTGGGTCTCGTAGCTCAATCTTAGAACCCGTGTAGGTGAATGTACCACGGCTGTCAGATGTGCGTAATGTGCCGATATTTGCCGACAACGCCGACAGCTCTTTAATGCTTGCTTTGTTGATTTTGGCAACATCGATAGACCCATTTTGGATATACGCACTGTTGATATACGTCCCAGCTGGCACAGACACGCCGTTGATTGTCTGCGCCCGTGTCAGCACAGTAAACGGGCTGGTTTTGCCACCGTTTGCCCACAGGCTAAAACGGTCAGCTTGCACCATGAACTCGCTTTTTTGCCCTTGCATTGCCAAGCCAAAGCCAGTTGCTGCGCCATTAGCGTTCATCTTGACGGTGTATTCGCCTGTGATGCCGTTCAGACTTGCCAAACGCTGCTCAACAGTCATGGTCTTGCCACCGATGGTTGTTGTTGCTTGGGTTGCCTTTTGGGATATTGCTTTGTCAGCCTCTGCTTTGGTGTAGTAATTGGTGGTTAAATTACTTTGCACCGCACTGATTGCGCTGTCGGTATCTTCAGGCGCTGGCGTCCAGTCTGTTGCGATGTTGCCGTATTCTAACTTTGGTTTTTTAAGCTCAATAATACCCCCAACCCAAAACTCAAAGCGTACAAATAAATACTGCAAATCCTCCGCTGTAATCGTGCCTGTTACCACAAGCTTCTGCCAATCGTTTGACAGGTCAAACGATTTACCAACTAAATCATCTTTAAATCCACCCGTGATGCCTTTTCGCATTGCAACAGACAATCTAGGATTTCCAGATATTTTTTTAGCATAGACAGATAGCGTAAAAGTTGTACCATCTTTTAGCCACGCTTCAGCAGTGGCTTTGCTGATGTCATATCCAAAATGCTTCCAAGATGTGTCATTACTTGTCAGGCGTGCTACGCCATCAGCGATAACCATGCTGCTGCCTCGCCTACCACTGGCAAATCGCCATAGTTGGTCTAGGTGCTCGGTATGCTTTAATAAATTACGCCCGCCCACCGCCAAACTATCAAACCGACTGCTCAGCGTATCAAGCTGTGTCGCTTGTCCGCTCTGCGTCTGCTTAATCGCAGTAATCTCACTATTAGCATTGTCCGACGCAGTTTTTAGCTGTGTGTAGCGTTGTGACAACTCACCTGTCGTTACCGCCAAATCACGGATTGAGCCTGTATGACCGCCCACAGTCTGCTTAAGATTAGCGATTTCAGCAGTTTTTGCATTGTCAGACAGTCTTAGCACACCAATATCAGCGATGGCTTGACTGATGCGGTTACGCTCAGTGCCGATGTCACTGATGGCTTTATTGATGTCAAATCTAGCCGATGCCAAACCTGTCTCAAGCCCACCAATCTTATTAATCGGTGCTGTCAAGTCTTGGTGTAGCTGACTTGTGGTGATTTGACCTGTTAATAGCTCAAGCACTTTTTCGGCTTGGGCTTCGGTTGTGCCGCTTGTCCATGCTGTCCAGTCTGACGTATTGCCCAGCTTATCCACAATTCGCCCACGATAAAACTGTGTTAGGTTACCTTGTAGCCCTGTGATTTCGTGCTTGTTAGTGGGGTAGGCAAACGTGCCAAGGGTTGTGATGTTACTTCTGCCGTCTGGCGACACCTGAATTTCTGTATAATTGGTGTCGTCTGATTTTGCGCCAAACGCCCAATCAATCTGCATGCCAAATAACAAACCCTTAGCGGTAAGCCTTGCTGGGCGGTTTGGTTTGCCAACTTTGCCTGTGATGGTGGTTAATTGACTGTAGACAGGCTGGCTTGACACACCAAAGGGACTGATTGCCGTTACCTTAGCCTCATAATTGCCACCATACACGCCGCTGATGTCCGCTGATACGCCTGTTTGTTTTGGCAATACAATCCAGTTGCCACCATCTTTTCGCCACTCGACGATGTAATGACTTGCCATTTGCACCTGCCCCCATGCGATGTTTAGCGTGGTGACAGACTGCCCTTGATGGGTGGCAATGCTTTGGCTAAGCGTCACAAATTCAGGGCTGGCAATGTGATAGCTTTCGTTTACCGTGTGGGGTTTTGGGGCGACTTTGACAGTTGCACCAAATTTGGCAGGCTCATACTGCACCCCTGTGATGTTAAAAGTATCACCATCTTTGGTAATGCTCATCACCCGAAACTGCATTAAACGCAGTTGGCTACTGTCAATCGCCCACACATTGCCAGTACTGACAGTTTCAAAAGCCGCATCTACTGCCACAACGCTCTCGTTTTGATAATCACGCACAAGGCTTCGCTTGGCAATGCCGCTGGCTGTATTGACAACCAACACATCACCACGCTTTGCCGTAACCGCTCTATCAAGGGTAATGGTGCGGCGATTTTGGTTTACCCCTGCGATACGCCCACCATTGGCACGCCCAGCGAAAACTTCGTCAGAGATGTTAATCACATCACCCACCTGTGGAATAAAGCCCTCAAGCCCCGTTTTAAAGCTCACTTGCTTGGTTTCTAATTGCTCGGTCAATAGCGCCCACTGCCCTGCTCGTCTGGCTTGCGCTAGGCTAGTGCAACCAAAAGCGGATAAATCTAATTGTCTGATACCAATGCGGGCGATTGCCGCTTCGTCTTTGACCCATTCATATTCGGTCTGATAGTCGTTATCAGGGTTATCCCAAGCGACTTTAACGACACTGTGGCGGTCACGGGCGCGTGTGCCAGTATAGACAAACAGCCCATCAACCACATTAGCACGGCTGAATGTATAAACAGGGTCTTTTGGCATATCACAATTTACCGTGATTGCCTGACCATTCCAATAAGATAGCCCACGAAATACACCCGCTAATTGGCTAATCACATTAAAAGCGTCCTCGGCTTTTTGTAGATACACATTGATGGCAAAGCGTGGTTCTTTATTGCCGTTGCCATCGTCCACCAGCTCATCGCAATATTTGCCAATCTCATACAGCGCCCATTTATCCACCATAGAAGCGTCCAATCGGCTGCCTAAGCCATAACGCTTAGCAAGCAACAAATCATACAGCACCCACGCAGGATTGTTACTGTAGCTTTCAATGAATGTGCCGTCCCAAAGCCCTGTGTAGGTGCGAGTTTGGGCGTTATAATTGGACGGCACACGGATAATCTTGCCTTTTAGACGCACGGATAGCTTGGCGATATTTTGAAAGCTTTTGGCATCATATTCAAGTGCAAGCAATGCGGTGCAAGGATAGCGCATTTTACTGTCAAACAGTTCTTGCACTGCGTCAATGTACATGGTATCGCTGATTAAATCGCTCGTGCTGTTGGCGGTCAGGCGGCGGACACGGATTTGCCAGCCTGTGCGAGCCTTTGGTAGGTTGATGCGATGGCTTCGGGTGTAGCCTGCCGATGTTTTATCCTGAATAAAGGTGCGTAAAACTTCAATAAACGCCCCATTATCGGTGCGCACATCGATGGCGTAGTCAATGCGATAGCCGCCCACATCGCCGTTGGTTTCTTGCTTGGCTAGTCTGTCCCATTTTAGGCGCACCGCCACCGCTGATAGCTGTTTGTCATTAAACGCACGGATAAATGGCTTGTCGTGTCTTAGCTCAACACCCACGCCAATTTCATTGACCACGCTGTCAAAGCCTGTAATGTGCGCTTGGTCGTTCGTACCTGCACGAAATTCATAGCGCAAAGCGTTAAAATTGGACACGCCATTGGTAACGATTGGCGTGTTCTCAAGACGAATGCTTGATGCACCATTGGCAAGCCCATAAATCTCACCTTCTGCCAAGCCGTATAGGATTTTAACGGTTTGCAAAGATTGTACGCTGTCTTTTTGGATATTGGGCTGTCTTTGGTTGGATTGCCCTTTTTTAAAGCCTGTAATCATTTTTTAAACTCCAAACATTTTGCGCAAGCCATGGCTGGCTTTATTGCCTGTCGTTACACTTTCTCGCAAATCCTCGGTATAAATGCCAGCCGAGCAGATAAAACCGCCCACATCACGCTCACCGTAAAGAATCGGCACAGGATTCCCTTGTGCCACGGTCGTTACCGCACCGCCAAAGCCATAGTTGGCTTTGTTGCCGTCTTGGTCTTGGCTGTCAAGTTTAGGCGTTGGCATTAAAAGAGAGGTTAAGCCACCAATCATCATGCCCACGCCCATACTAAATAGACTGGTTGACATCGCTCCCCATGCCGCCATAGATGCACCACCTGTAAAAAATGCTGCACCGATTAAAGCTGCGCCGGTCAAAATTTGCATAAAACCACCATTACCGCCAGCACCGATGATTTGTGGCACAATGTGAATGGTGGACGCATTGGTGATGTCTTTTAGCTCATCTTCGCCAATATTTTTGCCCATGCGTTTTAATGATTTGGCGGTTTTATCGCTATTACCGACAAAGACGGCAAAGCCCAGCCCCTTTTTCTTGCTTTGTAGCATAAACTCACGAAAGGCAGGCATTTGACACGCCAAAGCGTGAGTGGCTTCATAGGCACTTGCCACATCGAGCTTAAAGTATTTGCCAAACTTTTTTAATGCGCCATGTAGGACGATGGTTTTCATGATGTTTTTCCTATAAAAAATAAACTTTTTTGTTGATTTGGGCTTGACATTATAAACATTTTTGTTTATAATATACTCACTAACAGCAATTAAGGGTAACAGATGAAATATAGCGATTTGATTAAACTGTTGCGTGAGCAGGGAGCGACGTTTAAAGAAGGTAGTAAGCACACCAAAGCATACCTAAACGGCAAACAAACCGTAATCCCAAGACACAAAGAGGTAAACGAAATCACTGCCAAAGCCATCATTAAACAGCTACAATCAGACTAGGGGGTAACCCCTAGCATTACCCAAAATTGCTAAAATCACCAACGGAGTTTTATTTATGTACTATCCAGCAACCCTAACCCCTAATGGTGCAGGCTTTACCGTAACCTTTCGTGATATTCCAGAAGCCATCACCGAAGGGGCAACCCTTGATGAAGCTCTAACAATGGCACAAGATGCCCTGTGTGTGGCGATGGAATTTTATACCGAAGACAACCGAGCCGTACCAATGCCAAGCCAGCCACAAGATGGCGAACATTTGGTAGGTTTGCCACCGTCCTTGTGGGTAAAGGTGCTACTACTTAATGAAATGCTTGCACAAAATATCAGCCAAGCCGAGCTTGCCAAACGCATGGGAATAATCCCTCAAAAGGTAACTCGCCTTGTGGATTTATCACACACTACCAAGATTGATACTTTGGCAAATGCTTTTACGAAATTGGGCAAGCATTTACAAGTTGCTTTGGTGTAAATCCCTATGCCTAACCACCATCGCCGTCCTGCGCTGCCAGCTTTCGCCATAAATCTCACGGCGTGATAGCGCCCCATGTGGGTGATGAATGATGACATCGCCCCTGTGTGGTTCGCTATCTTCGCTTGTCAGCTGTGTGTCGCCCAAATAGACAAGAGCGTGGTTGATGTGGTGAGTACGCCCCACACGGCATAAAATCACATCATAAGGCTTTAAATCTTGCACTTGGATAAAGCCCGCTTTTTCAAAGTTATTTTGATAAAGCGGCTCGTGGTGTTCATCTTCCCACCAACTGTCTGTGCGTGTAAAATCAGGCAATTTAATATTTAGCTCACGATTGTAATAATCACGCACCAGACTGTAGCAATCAAGCAAGCCATGATGATACTCACGCCCCAGTAGCGGTGCTGTGTAATCGTCAGGCTCATATACGCCAAAATCTGTGCCATTGGTAATCACCCACGGCACACCGTGTAGGCTCATTTGTAGCCTATCACCATCGCTGGGTAAAATATCGCCGTTTGGGTGGCTATGCACAATGGCGATAATCTCACCCATGCCTTCAGCTGCTACCCAGTCGCTGGGGTCTAAGATAAAGCTGTCGTTGCCGTAAGCAAGATTGGCACATGGTACATAGTGCTTTTGCTTGGCGGTTTTGATAATCACCCCGCAGCATTCTTTGGGGAGGCATTTTTGATAATGTGTTAGAATTTGGTTTTTTAGTGTTTGGGTCAATTTCATAAATCACAGCCAATAAAAAACCGCCCATTAGGCGGTGTAAGTTTGGTATTTGCGTTTGAGCTTCTCATCAAATGTAATCAGTACCAAATCATGCTCTAAAGCCGTAGCAAGCACAATACAATCAGGCAATTTGATTTTATCCTGCTGGCGAATGCCAATGGTGCGAGCTGTGATGGCGGTGGACAATGGATATTGCACAAAATTTGCCATCAAACGCACAAAGGTCTCGCTGTCTTGTTCGGATTGTGGAAAACCCAAAACTTCAATGCGGTTTATCACACTGATGGCACACTCATGAGCTTGGATATTGAGTGCCTTAGCCATTTGCAATGCATTAGGGTCTTTGTTTTTTAAGGCGATAATAAAACAAGTATCCAGTAAGTATTTTGGCATCAGTTCCACTCACTGCGTAAGGATTGTTGGATTGCAAGCCCATCATGTTGCTCTGTAGGCTCTGGTAAATCTGCAACCACATCAAGCAGCGATACAGGATTATCTTTATGTACCAAGTTCATAATATAACTTTCAATGCTAAGCCCTTGCGTTTGGGCATTTTGTAAGATAATCTGCACATCTTGAGCAGGTAAATCTAGCGGTATCATGGTGTGTTTCCTTGTGAATTTGGTCATATCTTAGCAAAAATTGAACACAAGTGCTACATCGACGACGCAATAAACCCACCAAAGGACAACTCGCTGTTTTCACCATAGCGTAATTTGCATTCAAAGCCACGCCCACCGCATTTATCACGGGCAGGGTCATTGGTTGGATTGCCGTTTTCGTCAAACATTGCCGTCCCCATATAGCCACACTCCTCGCCCCGATAGCCACCCGTCACCGCCCAATGACAAAAGCCTGTGATTTGCCGTACAGGGATTTTTAAGCCCTCAAAGTCCACAGGGTTTGACAACTCAAAGCTCACCGTCTGTCCGTTGTCCTCAGTCATCTGCTCAACAAACCAAATCTGCTTTTTATGCTGGGCGTTTGGGTCTTTTAAATGCTTGGCAAGCGTATGAATGACGGTAAGTTTTGCGCCGACAAGGTCATGAAATCTGTGGCATAATGCACTGATGACAAAGCCCAAATTATCATGAAAATTGGCAATCTTTAAAGTGGGAGCGGACGCTCGCCCATCGCCGCGCATTTCTAGTCCGTCAGCTTCAATCGCTACAGGCTCATAGGTTTTGCCCTGCCAAACGATTTGCCCATCGTGACCGTGAAAGTACATTTGACCTGCGCCCACATTATCTGCGTCTAGGTGATACAGCGTGATAATCTCTGGAATTTGCAGGCTTTGTAAATCTTGGTTGTTCATATCATCGCCCTTTGATAGCACGGATAATTTCAGGTAATTTGTAAATAAAAACAGCAACCCATAAAACCGCCCCAATTATTAAAATCTCACCCATGGTAAATTTTCCTTCTTTAAAAAGGGTTAAAACTGTGATAAAATCACTCATGTATTATGTCCTTTTATTGATTTAATACCTTGTAAATCTCATGTATGACATAAAAACCCCAAAAGCTCGCTACTTTTGGGGTTTTTGCTATTTAGTCACCGATACTGCCTGAACCTGTTGGGCTTTCAATAGCCAAGCTGTCGTTTGCATCAATCGCTGTGGTATCTCTTACTTCTGCTGATACGCCAAATTTACCATCTTTATACACGCAGGCAAATTTGGTGACTTTGATGGTATTATCCCAACCTTTTAGTTCCTTTAGCATTTGTACGCCCCATGCCAAAATCTCGGTGCGAAAAATGGTGGCACGGTTGCGTTTTAAGATGCCATTGTTTGGCTCATTATTACTGACTTCAAAGCCGTCGTCCTCTGGATAATACACGATTTCTACAACATCGGCTTTTTCGCCGTGCTGCCCTGTCCAATAGTCAATTTGTGAAATGAACGACTGTAGCGTTTGTGCCTCAGTGCGTGATAGTGTGGTTAGTTCGTCACTCATGGTTTGCTCCATAAAAAAGCCCCTAGTGGGCGGTTAAGATTTGAATTTATGCCATTGCTCTAAAATCTGCGGTAATCGCCAAATGATTAAGCCAAGCAGAAAAAATGTGCCAATGATTAAAATTTTTAACACACTCATTTCTCCCAATTTTGCCAAATCTATGGTAAAATTCATTTATGTTTTATCCTTTGTATGCAAGGTTAAAAATAGAAAATCCCAAGTGTTGGTCGCACTTGGGATTTTTGCGTTATGTGACCGACACAAATGTCGGGCAGTTAAAAAGTTTGTTTTAAATTAAAATTCAGCGACCAAACATCGCCGCCAACTTGATTTCGCTTAATATCACCATCTAGCCGCACCTTAATGCGTGGCTCATTTGGCACAGGGGTAATGGTAAAAGGTGCTACCCCGCCCGTTGCCACCAAAAAAGCAAAGGCAGCGTCAATCACTGCCTTTTTGTCGGTCATCGAGCAGCTCCAAGCGGTGCTGATATTATTAATGCCGTGGCTGGTGACCTGCTCATAGCCATCACCAAATCGCACGGTGTTGGTGCTAAGCTTGGTGGTTTGGCTGCTTTGTATGCTTATTGGATAATTGAAGTGTTGCATAATTTACCCCAAACCATATAATACACCGCCTTGGCGGCGTGCTTGAATAAAGCGTTGATTGACTTTTGTTTCAACCGCATTGTTAATCATCTTGCCAATAGTCACCATCACATCACCATTTGGCTGTTGCTGTACATCAGCTTTTTCACCGCTGTAGTTATTGATGATAACTTTGGTACCACCCCCTTTAATTCCAGCCAGCGTATTATCAAGGTTTTTGGCGGTGTGGCGTGGCAATACTCGCTCGCCTTTTTCTAGGTTCCAAGTGCCTGATTTTGGTACAGACATAATGCCGTCATGGGCTTGTCCGATGGGCATGGTTACCGCTTTGATTGCACTGATGATTTTTGCGCCATGGCTTGCCGCCATTGCAAAATCAGACAATCCTGCAGGGAAACCTTTTTCAAGCCCCTTGCTCATTGCCTGAGAGATGGCAATACCCGCCTGAGCAATCGCAAAACCTTGTTGCAAGGCAAACATCGCACGATAGGCTTTAGATTGCTCGCCGAATGCGTCTTTGGCAAAACTTGCCATACCACCCAAAACATTTTGCGATGCAGCAAATACCAAATCACGCTTAGCGTTTTCATGGGCTTGTTGCAGCGCAATCTCTTGGGCATTAAAATCAGCATTGATGTCAAGTCCTGACTGTCTGGCATCTTGGATGATTTTTAACTGCTCATCATACTGCTTTTGCATTTGTTGCCAGCCTGTGATTGCTGTCGCCACTGCTTGACCTGACCCAGATAGGTCATTTGCAGTATTAAAGTTTAGCATGGCAAATAAGCTATTTGCCTTAAAGCTGTCTTGTAATTTGTTAAAATTATCAAGTATTTGCTTGTTGTGTTCGGCATTAAGCAATGATTGCTGTTGCTCATCAGTTAATCCACTTTGTGACAACTCCCAGCGTTTCTCAGCCAATGGGTCATGGGAATTACGAAGCATAAACAGCTTTCTTTCAATCTCAAGCTGAGCTTCTGACTGCTTATTCTCAAAGGCTTTTAATCGCGTACTTTCAATCAGCTGTTCTTTTAAGCTGTTGTTAATATCACGATATTCTTTGGCGTTGGCAAGTTTATACTTAAGCTGTTCAATTTCATTTTTGCCCACAAGCAAAATCTCATCTTTAAGCTTTTTGATGTCCATTTCCACCGCTAAATCGCCTTGGATTTTTAGCTTTTCACGCAAATTGTCCAGATGTTCTTGACTGACATCAGCGTATTTTTTGGTATTGGCAATTTCCCAATCCAAAATTTCAAGGGTGCTTAGCTGTGATGTTTGAATTGACTGCCATACTCTATCAATCTCATCAAGCACAGTTTTGTTGCGTTCTAAGCCATATTTTTGTGCAGTTAAAGCCTCAAGTTTGCTTGTATCCTCCTTGCCATATTTGCCCGCTTTTTTATCATACAGCAAGGCAGCGAGCGGGTTATCGTTGCCAAATAAGGCAATATCTCGCTCAAGGCTTGCAATACCATCAAGCACCGCCTTTTTGGCATCTTCTGCCATTTTTTGTGCTTCTTTAACAGCTTTAGGCACGCCTTTTTTAATGCCCTTGGCAAAACCATCAGCGGTATGCTTACCCAGTTCTTTCATCTTACGAGATGGCGAACGAATGTCTAAAGCGGATTTGACCGTGCTATAAACTTTGCTAGCAAGCTCACGAGCTTTAGCAAGTGCTTCACCCATCTTGCCTGTGATGCCTTTAATAAAACCAGACACAGCATCACGCCCAGCCTGTAGCAACTTACCGCCCAGCTCACGAAACGCATTTGCGATATTTGTTACCATCGTTTTGGCGATTTGCACAGCATTTTGTAAGCCGCTTTGAATGGCTTGCTTGACACCTTGCATATCACCACGCACCAAAGCTTTAATCACATTAAAGGCGGTGCTAAAGGCGTTTTTAATTAGGTTAAAGCCTGCGTTGAATATGCTGGCAAAGATGGTGATTTGGGCGGTGAAAATCGCCTTAATTGCACCCATGCCAGCTGTGGCAAGAGATTTGATGGCATTAAAAGCGGTACTAACAACATTTTTAGCCACTTCCCACGCCTTGCCAAAGGCTTCACCAATGCCACTGTTGGCAATGCTGTCTTTCACGCCCTGCATGGCTTTGGTGACATCGTCTTTGGCACTGGTTAATTTATCACTGGCAGACTTTTTGACATCTTCAAAGGCGGTGCTTGCGCTGTCTTTGACGTTATTCCATGCTGTACTTGCCGATGATGAGACGCTATCCCATGTACTGCCTAAGCTTTCTTTGGCAGATTGCCATTGTTTATCAGCAAAATCAGCGGCTGTGCTGACGCCTGATTTGATACCGTCCCATGCTGCGGTTGCCCCTGTTTTTAAGCCATCCCACACCACGCCAATTCCTGAAAAGATGGACAAGATGTTATCCACCATCTCTTGCACTGGCGCAGGTGCAGTTGTTAGCCAGTCGGTAAATGCCTGCTTGATTTCGTCAATCTTATCTTTGATGGCTTGCTTGATACTTTCCCAAGCATTACTAACCGCCGATTTGATACTTTCCCACACGCCATCGGAGCTAGCAGTGATGGACTGCCAAATGCCGCTAAACCACTCACCCACGCCATTCCATACGCCCTTAATCCATTCCCATGCAGCAGTGGCGTATTGTGGGATATTGTTCCAGACTTCAGCGGCTTTTTCTTTGACGGTGTCCCAGTTGTTATATAGCCAGACACCTGCCGCTACCAAACCAGCAATAGCGGCAACAACCGCAACCACTGGTAAACTAATGGCACCAATGCCAGCGCCAACCAAACCAGCCATCGCACTTAGTGTTGCCAAGCCTCCAATTACCGCCACAGCACCAGCTGCAAGCACACCTAAAACAGTAACAACACCTAAAACAGCACCAACAATTCCTGCAATGGTTGTTACAAGCGTTGGGTTTTCTTTCGCCCACGCTGTCACACTTTCAATAACTGGTTGTAATGCGTCAGCCAAACCACCCATAACAGGTAAGAAAGCATCACCAATGGATGCTTTTAGGTTATCAATGCTAGATTGAAACATTTTCAATCTACCTTCGGTGGTTGATGATACGTTTTCCGCTTCTGCCGTCATTGAACCGGCATAATTTACACTATCGGCAAGTAATTCGTTAATCTTTGCCATTAAGTCAGGCGCGGTTGCCAAAGCCAAAATATCATCGCCAAAGTTTTTGCCAAAAATATCGGTTGCCACTTCAATTTGCATATCTTTTGGCAATTTATTTAGGCTTTCAAGCATTTGGGCAATGGCTGCTGTACCGTCTTTTTTAACTAGATTTGCAAATTCTTGTACATCTAAACCAAGCGTTTTAAAGCTCTGTTTAACCCCTTTATTGTTCGTATCCAATGTTGATAATGTTGTCAGCATTGAGTTAATACCCGTTGCTGCAACTTCGGGAGCTTTACCCAAGCCAATCATTGCCGATGTTAAAGCAATCGCTGATTGCTCTGTTAGTCCAAATGCTTTAGCCGAACCGCCAACACGCCCCAATGCTTCAACAATTTGAGAGGCTTTGGCAGGAGTGTTATTTGATACGGTGTTAATCATATCGCCAAACGCTCCCATTTCCTCAATGGGTTTTCCCCATACATTAGCAAGTTTTGCCATAGCATCGCCTGCGGCATCGGCTGACATATCAAATGCTGTTGCCATATTAGCAACCATTGTTGTAAAACTTACAAGGCTACCTTCTGCAACACCAAGCTGACCGCCAGCCGCTGCAATTTCTGCCAATTCTGTTACGGTAAGCGGAATTTGTGTTGATAGCTTTTCAAGCTCAGCTCGCATATCTGCAAGACCTGCTGGACTTTCAAAATCAACCACCTTTTTAACTTGCGCAAAAGCTGACTCATACTCCATCGCCTTTTCGGTTGCACCATGTAAGGCGTAACCCATGCCAGCCAAAGTCGCACCAGCCATTAGACCAGCATTTCTAAAACCATCAAGCGCTTGTTTGTGTTTGTTGGCAAATGTGTCAAACTTGTTAATAGCACCGTCTAACTTTTGATGGTATTCACTCGCCGCTTTCTTGGCTTTTTCCCATACGTTCGCAATACCGCCTTTGGCGATTTTTTCGTGGGCTTGGACTGCTCTTTGGGCAGCCTGTGTGACATCATCATTGGTTTGCTTAAGCCTAGCCATTAGCTTTTCCATCGTGGTAAAACTACCGTTAGCTTCACGCAACTTACCAGAAGCATCACGATAAGCGCCGCTTAATTTCATGGCGGCTTGTTGCAAATCATCTGTGGATTTCTTTACATCCTCCAAGCTGTCGCTGGCATCATCACTGGCTTTCTCAAGCTGTTCAAAGAATTTTTGTAGTTTTTGTAAATCACCCAGATTATTCACATCGAGCGTTACACTGACACGACTTTCACTCATTTTATCCCACCCAACAAAAAACCCTGTACAATGACAGGGTTTAAGAAATAACTAATATTATTCACTTGGCACAACTGTTAAAGTCAAAATGCCTTTATCAGGGTTTGCTCCAACCTTATACACAATCTTACCAATAGCAACTTCATTGTTTGCAACCTCTTTGGTTTCAGACGCTTTTGTCACAACATCGCTCAATAGTTTTACTACCTCGCCTGCCGATTGCTCTTTATCAAGCTCTGGGCTTAGAGTTCTAGCCAGCGCTCCAGCATGAAATGCAAAAAACATCATCTCTTCAGGCGTTGCCTGCGCAGCAAGGGCAGAATATTTCATTTCATACACATTGCCATTTTTGGCAATACCACCATCAAGGCTAAGAGCAGGGCTAAAATTAACCACAAACATATCATCTTGAACAACAATAGGCGTATTCCAGTCTTTTACTGCTTGGTCTGATGATATTTGACTAAAAGCGTCTTTTAAAATAGTTTCTACACCATCATTGATTTGCTTTGGTGTCAAACCCAAATCTTTAGATGCTTCCGTTTGATTGCTTGTGGCTTCTGCCTGTTCTGCTTTATCCGAACCACCACAACCCACCAATGCTAGCGATACAAGACCTGCCAAAATTAACTTTTTCATACTTTGCTCCTTTGCTGATTAAAGCAAAATCATAGCAGTATAGTAATATTTTAGCAAGCTCATAATAGCTAAAACCGTTGGAATAAACCCATGTTTGTGCTTCATGCCAAGCCCTTAATAGAAAAAGCCAATAACGCCAACTAACACCGATATTGATAAAATCAACCATGCGATGGCTTGTAATAATCCTGCACGGTCTGCGCCTTTTTCGCTCATTCTGCTACCCTAGATTAAATCAATCAACGCCCAACACAAACGCAAAAACACCACGATAAAAGCAATATGCCATAACAACCGAATGATTTTTTGTGGTGTTACATCGCCAATCTCAATCATAAAAACACCTAGCAATTTAATAAAAAATCGTTTATCATTATTCACAGATTATCTCTTTAAGTATGGGTTAAAGGGTTAAATCAAAAAACCCAGCCGTCCCCACGGTTGGGTTTTTATCTGTGTCTTAGTTTTGCCCGTATCGCTTCATTCGCCCTTTTGCAGTCCATATCATCAAGCGCAAAAACGCACTCCAACACCAGCCACTCATCAATAGGGCAAGGCGCAAAGCCAAATACCGCTTTTACATCAGCCACCGATAAAGGCAATACACCACTTTCGGTATATCGTCTTGCACGGCTTGCCAAAGCGTAAATGTTTAAAATACATTCGCTGATATAGTCAGGCTCTACTTCATCAGGGATTGGCTGATTTAGCCGTCTGTAAATCTCTTTTTTACGCTCGGTCAATGGCTCATGTTGATATAGGGCGATTACTTTTTTTTGATGTTTTGGATTTTATCGTAGTACTCCTCCATCAACTCTTGAAAAGCATTGGTAATCATTGTGACACACACCAATCCTTGTTCGGTTTGCCCCAAATGCTCAAACAGCTTTAAAAAATTATCGCCATTTGTCGCCAAGGGCTTACCATCGGTATCTTGCACATTCCACTTAGCCAGCAAATACTCACCAATGACAAACATCAAAGCAACATTTTTGTGCATTTCGTCTTTTTTGGCTTCCATCGCTTGACGGCTCAAAGTGTTTTTGGTGAGCGGGTTGCGAGTGTTTAACTCTTCGCCCACAGTGGCAAAAGCCCGTTGAAAAGCCTCATCATGCTTCATCTCAAGCGTCAATTCCAAGCCTGTTTCGTCATGCTTGATGGTTTTGGTAACTTTAATATCTTGGCTATTTTCAAAACCCGGTTGAAACCCCAACCCCATCCATCCTAACACAATCTCTGATTCTTGCAAAACTTGGTGGAAAAATAAATCACTTAAAATCTCTGATTCTTGCAAAATCTGGTGGAAAGTATCGGGTGTGAGCATTGATTATATTTGCATGGGTTGTTTTTAATCAAGCTGTTTTACTTAACATATTTTATTTTCTTGGATAAAAACAAATCCAGTGCTTTGTTCAAGCCCTGGATTTGTTTTAAGCGTGTATCGCTCTTGATGATTCTTGCTCAATCTTCTTGATCGGTTATTTTCTCCTGACGTCCCTTTTTGGGTTTGTCTGAGTCTTTGTGTCCATACAAAGCTCTAGCTCTAATCATCTCAAAGCTATATCCTCTACCCAAACGATTGGCAAGCTTAATCAGACCATTAACGCATTCCGTGTAGCCATTGCTCACCTTATTGGCACTGTCCCAATAGCTAAAGGTTTGGGCGAAATGCCGTTTAACAATTTGCTTAAGTCTATAAAACTCAGGCAAATACATGCCTGTTGCTTGCTCATCAATACTGTCAGTCCATTCAAAAAATGCCAATATTGCCGCATTTTTATCTTTAGCTTCATAAATATCAAAGAACTTCTCTTTTAAATAATAGGCAATCACAAGCTTTGGATATTCTTTGGCAAGTACTTCTAAGGTTTTTAGGTCGTCAGAAGACAGCTGTGCTAATCGCTTAATCAGCAGCCAGCGTAGATGCTTTTTTAATTGCTTGCGTCCTTTGGCGTCCAATTCATTTTGATGGCATTTTCTAATACTCTCCATCGCTTCATTGGCAAGTTTAACTACATGAAATCGGTCTAAGACCAAGGTGGTATTGGGTAAGCATTTGGCACAAACATTTTTAAAAGGCTGCCACATATCACTACAAACCGTATGAATATTCTCTTTATTGGGTAGCCGCTCAAAATAACTTTCAAGATAGGATTGTTTTCTGGTTGGTAGAATATCGAACAATCTATGATGCTCAAGGTCCGTGAGCACACAGCGATACTCACCAGCAATCATCACTTCATCAATACCCAAAATACTCGGGGTGGATCTTGGGTAGCTTTGTTCCAAGTAACTTAAATAGTCTTGTGCAATGTTGCGAATAGTATTGACCGATAGGCCGATCTGCCTTGATAGTTCGCTAAAAGTAAGCCTGAAGCAGTGGCTTTGGATGTGCTGTACCAGCCTGTTGGTACACCGACGACTCTCATCAACGCAGGCAATATGATCGCTCAGCACCTGCTTGCACACTTTGCAACGATAGCGATGAACATTAAGTTGGATTGTTGTGGGTTTCATATACAGTGGCGTGTCTGTATAACGATATTCTCGGCTACCATGCTTGTATAAACCGCCACCACAATTGGGGCAGTTGGCCAAATGATAAGTTGTTTTGGCATAAATAGTTACTGTTTCATCACGATTTTCAATGCTGACAGTTTCGACATTAGCTAAGCTTAATAAGTCAATCATCTTTTGTTTCCTTATAAATAAATTTAAAAATAAAAAGAAAATTTTACAAAAAACTTAATTTAAGGATAACAAAGCCCCCTACAGGGCTTGACAAGTCAAACACTGTTTGGGATAATGAGACTGTCCGCTAGACAATCTCATTATAAAAGCGCTACCAATTGCCGTTGGTGGCGTTTTTGCTTTATTATCCACAAAAATTTATGGCCAGTGCATAAGCCACCTCCCATTCCTTATTTTTTCTCAGTCATTAAAAAAGACACGCAAAAAGCGTGCCTTGTCCTATGCAGATGTAGGATGTATTGATCTGCTTATTTGTGAGCCGCAGGTAGCGATTGTAGATTCACGACGGCTTTTCTCTTCGTTAATCAACTTAGCGATAAAACCAGATAATGATTGAAAATCATTGTCAGCTTGCTCTTTTGCCCAGTTTTTTAGATATTCTGGTAATTTGATGTTGCTTTGTGTGATTTTGCGATTATTTTGAACAGTCATATGATACTCCTTTTGTAGGTATGTCAACCAATAATCTTATGATAAATGATCGATTTGCTACTGTCAAATAATTTTGTACCAATATATATTAGATATTTAATTTTATGTACCATATTATACCACAAAGATAAAATAATGGTATGTAATGTAGCAAAAGTATATTAATCCTCACACGCTTTTTAGTATAATAAATCCATTCAAACCCAAAGGAGTTATTATGGCTGGTGATATTCAGGTGAATCTACGCATTCCGCCCGATCTGAAACAAAAACTCTTAGAGCAAGCAGAGTTTAATGGGCGTTCTTTAAACCTAGAAATGAACTATCGCTTGGTCAATTCATTCTCTACCCCTAATGACAGCTATGCAGACATCATCCAGAAGATGGATGAGATTGTCGCCCGTCATCATAAAACCAAGCGATTGAGTGCTATTAAAGAGCGATTAAATACCGTTTTGGTAGAGTTATGCAAAGTTCCAATGATCAGACAGCTTGCTCCTGCACGCATTGCTTATGAATTGGGTTATGAGCGTGCTGATGAGGTGGTTCGCTGGTTTGAGGGCGATCTTGAGCCTACCTTTACCCAGCTTGAACAACTGGCAGATTATTTAGGTTGTCATGCCGCTTGGTTGATGTTTGATGAGGGTTGCCCTTACCCTACTAAAAACAAAGACTTTAGCAATTTAAATACCGTCGAGGCGGTGGTTGAGTTTTGTTTTGAGCCAGAGGTGGGATTTGATGAGGTTCAAAAGGTTTCATTTATCCGAAATAACATTCACACAGGTGAGGTGCTGATCATCAAGCAATTTGATCAAAAGCATGCTCAAGTCTATATCACCAATATCCATTTAAGTGATATTGTCGGTGCCACTGGTGCTAGAATGCAAGCTTTGTTTGTGTTGGCACTCAAAGATATTTGTAAACATGGTGAGTATAAACACCAAGCCATGAGCTACCTATTTGACGCAGCTGTCTGTGAACAGCTAAAACAAGGTGTGGAGCATCCACTTAAGCTGACTGCACGAGCAACCTATACTCCGTGGATGGATGACATCTGGGATCGGTACATGTATGAAAAACAAGATGCAAATTACTACTGGCACGGCTATCGGGATGTCTGCTTTAGGGTGCGGGCGTATATCAATGAAGATCCCAAGCTAAGGGAAATGTATCCCTAAACCGCTTTATCAAGAATAAAAAACCACCATCGAAAAAAAGATGGTGGCGGGGTTGGTTGGGTTTATGTCTTAGCGCAAACTACAGGCCTTTGCTTTGCTGGTGCATGGGTGCGACCTGTACTTTTATACTGACACATATTGTGCCGGTGCATATTATTAATGTCTGTCATTGGCTATTGCATTAACTAGAATGCGGATATCTATAAGGGGTAATGTGAACCTGAAGTGGGTAGGGGTGCAATACGCCAATGAAATGGTTTAGATTGGTGGTGCGCTGTGCGCACCCTACTGTACTGTCTTGATTGTCAGTATGAACAGAATCCATCTTAGCGATAGACTCGGCGACAGGCACATCAACTTGTATACTAGGGCTTACCATCAATGATTGATTAAGCGCCGCTTGTCTTTGTTCATTAAGCAAGATTTGCTGATGGGCAATCTGTTCAGGGGTATTGGCATAAGCTGAACAGCACAAAGTCAAAGAAACAGCCAATGCCAATCGTGTTGGTAAGGATAGTATACAGTAAGATGGGTGGTTGGTATAGGTCATGGGTTTGGGTCTTTTGGGGTTGTGGGTTTTAGGATTGAGTACAGCGAAAGCCAAACAGATTCAATAAGTTAAACCAAAGACGCTGGGTTACGCTTCACAAACCTAGCCTGCGGGCTGGGTTGCACTCTTGCCGACCCCAGTCTAAGGACTAAGATTTCTTTTTATAGCAGTCAGATTGTTTGCTGTAAATAACATAGAATGAAATCCCTGAACCATCCAACATCTCCGAAAAACCAATATCATAAATGCCGTAGCAATATTTTTTAGATGTGCTGTTGTCATAAACATACTCTCCTATTAAAACAAAATCATCATTACCATTGATGTTGCTTAAAATAGCGGCTTTTTGGCTGTCATAAGGTGTATAATATTGGTACGACATGTTGTAATAAGGAAAGCCAATATAACGAAATGTTGGTTTGTATACACCCTCCTCTACATCTTGAGTAATGAGATTAACAATGTCTCGCATGTCTTGAATATATATATCACGATGCTTATAATTATACAAACCACTTGCTATACTCAGCATAAACCACAGGGTGATTATGATAAAATTAAAATTTTCTTTGATATAACTTATCATCTATACTACTTCCTGATTAATTTTTGTAATTCTTGCTCTGTAAACCTAAAGGGTAATTTAACCATATGGTTGATAGAAACTCCAGCCCCCGGACTTCCCATGCCATAGGTATGAATTGGTGTACCGCTTAAAGTTCTGCCTGTACCAAGACAGACGCCATGACACACCTGTGCAGAAAAAGACAATCCTTCAATTGCAGCATCAATAGCTTCGTCCTTCAGATCCCCTCTACCCTCAATATTACCCCAGCTGACAGACATTCCTGGGGTTCTAGCTCCTTGAATTGGTAATTTAGTTTTTCCTTTTTTTAGATCATCATAAGAAGCATTAAAACCCAAAACAGAAGCATAAACATTGCCATTTTTGTTATTGATGATAAAAATTTGCTCCACTCCTCCTCGAGAAACGCTCATAATGGTCATGTGGTTATACTTCTGGTGGAGCTCAATAACACTACTCAATAAATCTTGCTTCGTCCACCCCATACATGTTGCATAATCTCCACCTTGTTGAGCACAATAAGCCCCTAATGACGCTTGGCTTTGTGCATATTCTTTACCACCGCCTACTGCATAAGCCCAAGCTTCTCCGCCCCAGTTATTCTCCACCCCCACTTTCCCAACCTCAACTGCATTCACCGTATCGGTGACATTACCGCCCGTTGTGGTATATGCGGTTGCAACAGTGGCTAGGTTTAGAATGCTTGTGATGGCGTCTTTCTGGTCTTGGGTGAGTAGTTCTGGGTCTTTGGTGCCATACAGATAATCAGCCAAGGCAGGTGCAGCCACTTCACTACTTGCTCCTGATAAAGCACCTGTCGTTGGATTATTACCAGTAGCATAACTTACCGCAGCGCCTAGTATGGCATGGGCTAGTAGATGATTGACTGATTGTTCTTCTGGTCTATTACCATTGTCTAGTTGGTTTAGTGTTTTATTGTTTTTAAAGTACTGCCCAATCTGATAAGCAAGCTCTGGACTTGCTGCTCTTGCCACATCACCTATGATACCATTTGGGTTAGGAGCATACAATGCGGAGGTGATGCCATCGAAGAGTCTTAGGTTGTCGTCTATTTGTTTGGCTTCGGCTTCTAACCTTGTTCTTTCTTGGCTGCCTTGTGGAAGTTCTTCAGCTTGTTTACGATAGCCTTCTGCTTTTTTGGCGTATTCACTTCTAATGGCACGGCGTTCAGCGTCAAATGCTTGGGTGATGGTTACTTGAGCATTTAACTCTTTGACCGCTTGCTCCTTATCAAAGTCATTAGCAATGATTTGATTTAGCTCATGTTGAACTTCTTCTTGTTTGAAGCTCTCTGTGTTGATATGGCTAAGCCCTGCTTGGTCGGTGATGGCAGAGTGGGTGGTGCTGGTTTGATTGACTGGGTCTATTGTACCATAACCAATGCCCATCATCCACAGCACCACACTCAAAGCCCAATATGCCACAGACAGTCTAACACCAGATTTAAAGATGGCCATTGGTGGCAGATACACCGTCAGAGGCTTTGATGGAGAGCGTTCATTATCAGCGGATAATGGCATCCTAATCAGACAAGACATCAGCTTTTATCCAAGTTTTTTAAATCAGCAAAAAGCAAACAGCCAAAACAACTCACAAAACAGCCAATCAAACCATGCCATCTACCTAGGATTGGACGCAGGCTATATCACCAACCACGACAAAAGCCAAAATGAGCTATTGCTTGGACAACATCTAGCAGGTGCTTTCATTGGCATCAAAGGGCAATACACACCAAATACAAATAACCCCTACCTAAGTTTTAACTATGACATCTTTACTTCAAAAGCAATCAGTGAGCCCAACGGCTTTTCAAACAAAGATTGGGTGAGTGGTGTGAGTTTGGGGGTGAGCTTTTAAAAGCAAGTTGACATCAAAACCATCAGTTGGGCAGATTGGCTTGGCTGGTGGTTTTTTATTGGGTGGTCAAATAAGAGTGGAATAAGTGATCACATGAAGAGTGAAATGTGCAAAATATCAAATTTCAACCAGTTAGCATGAATTGCAAATTTAAAACTTGCAAAGAATCAACCACATGCCAGATGTAGTAAGACCTAAATTATTTATGTTTTTGGCTATTTTCAACCTGATTTTGAAAATAGCCAATATCTTTTGCGCTGTGTTTTTTTAATTCTGATAGTTTCATGCTGTTTGCTCCTAAAAAACATTACTTATGTTTGCGATGTTCATTGTATAAACGGCATAATTCAGGCAGTCGCCAAAGCACAATCCAAATGACACCTATTAAGCCGATAACAAATAATTTATCCATTGGCAATCCTAGAATATCCGTCAAATCTATGTTAAAATTCACCTATGTTTTATCCTTCTTGTCCAAGGGTAAAATTACAAACCCCTTAAAGTTCGCCGCTTTAAGGGGTTTTGGTTTTTAAGCCGTATAACGCTCAAGTACAGGGCTTTGACCCACGACATTAAACGACACTTCCGCCGTGACCAAGTCACTGCCCGATGGGCTTGGAATATCGCCGCTGATTTGCACTTTTGGCAGTTTTAGAATGTATTTTTTGCCATTTTCAAATTCAATGGGGATTTGCACCGCAAGCGTCGCCCCTGTGATTTGATTGGTTAAAATATCATGCGCCTTTGGGCTGTAGGCAATCGTCATACTGCCTGAAATGGTAGCAAACATCGCCAGCACATTGCCGCCATATTTGTTATCACCTAGGCATTTTTGCACTTCTGCGCCATTGTCAATTTCAAACTTAAACGCTTCTACGCAGACACCGATATTTTGTCCGTCAATTAAAATATCGCCGATGTTTAGACCGCTTGCTTTTGGGCTGTCTTCTGCCTTTTTAGGGGTTTTGGCAAAGCTGGTGGTCTTAGAATGCTGATAATCTAGCCCCTTAAAACCCAATGACAAGCTCACCAAGCTGTCAGTGCCAACATCAAGGCTAAGACTGTTCACATGACACGCCCCAAAGGCATGAAATACGCCAATATCGGTAAAGTCTTTGGTGATGGTGAACATCGAGCGAGTATCGCCAACTTCTAACGTGTCAGGTTGCCCCGCTTGCCCTTGTTTCCACTCGCTCCAAAAAGCAGCGGCAATGAGTTCATCAAACACCCCAAACATCAGCTCGGTTTCAATATCACCCTCTACCGTGCCGCCTGTTGGCATACCCTCTCTTTTTAATCGGCTGTCGCTGACCAGCTCACTTTCGGTCAGCTCAATAGAATTATTTAAGCCGTTGGATTTATTGGGTAGAATTTTAAAGCCAGTCGTTGCCAGCTTTTTAATATCGGTCTGCTTGGCGATTGCCGTTACGACCTTTGCACCACTTGACATAAATTTACTCCATAAAAAAAGCCCTAATGGGCGGTTGAAAAAATATAAGTAATAACTTATAATAATGAAAAAATTAGGTTCATCAAAAATGTATACCGTCTTAATGACCGACCATTTTCATGATTGGCTGGTTTCGCTATCACCAGACGAACAAGATAGCGTTGCCCATGCGGTAAAATTATTACAGGTTTACGGACACCAGCTATCACGCCCCTATGCTGATACGCTACAAGGCTCAAAACTTGCCAACTTAAAAGAATTGCGTATCCAGCACAGCGGCAAGCCTTATCGTGCGTTTTTCGTCTTTGACCCTTTGCGCCAAGCTATTTTGTTATGTGCAGGCGACAAATCAGGCAACAAACGCTTTTATAAGCAAATGATACCCCTTGCCGAAAGTTTATATCAAACCTATTTGGAGCAGCTTAATGAAACTGACTAATTTTGATGATTTTTTTAACAATTTGCCTGCCACACGCCAAACCGCCATCAATCAGCGTGTTGCCGACAGCTTAATTAGCATTCGCTTAGCCGAATTACGCAAAAATGCCAAATTGTCACAAAAAGAATTGGCACAAAAAATCGGTGTATCCCAATCCGCCATTTCACAAATTGAAAGCACAAATAACCTCGAGTTTGCCACATTACAAAAGTACATTTCTGCATTGGGCGGCAAGCTACATTTGTCCGTTGAAATCAATGGCAAACACTCTGTTTTGTTGTAATTATTTGTACCGATACGGCACTCTGACATTGACTTGATAAAAGTCCCCATCACTGCCAACCGTTGTTACTGTTGGCGTTAATAACTCTAAATGTTCGTGGCTGTAATAGCCCAAATGCTGTGCGATGTTATCGGCTTGTGCAATAATGGCACTCTCGCCTGTGTTTAGTCGCCCAAACACCTGCACTACCACCGCCCCACGCTGTCTTGTCATGGGTTTATCCGCCATACCGCTCATGATACTGCTTGCTGTTTGAATGCTAAGACGCTGCCATAGCCCTTGTGCTGGCGGTGTGTGGTTGATGTTGCCTGTCGCCCAGTGCCTTGCGCTAAAATCAGGCATGGTTTTGATATGCTCAGCAATCAGTCTGTGTATTGTGGTTGTGTTCATGGTTTACCCTATCTGCAAATCCCACCAAAAAATCCAGCAAATAACAAAAAGTTTCATTTGCTCGCCCTGTTGATACTTCAATACCTACCGTATGGCAAATATCAAATGCAATATGCGCCGCTTCATGGGCAATAGTTGATACCTTATTGTCAAACACGCCCAGCAAATAAATATCTAGCCCACCCTTAGTATGCCTAAAAGTGTTTGCACCACCTACCCTGTCAAGCAAAGTAGCAGAACTTGATAATACTTCATGGGCTTTTTGCCTATTTAAACGCCCTATCAAACGCCACAGGTTCAAGCTGTTTAATTTGCGCCAGTGTCAGCGGTCTAAAATTCTTATCAAGCTGCAACTGCGCAAATTTGGCAGGGGTTAAACCGCCATTTCTAAACAGCTGCCCTTGGGTTTTGCCAAGTACGCTGTCTTGAAATGCGCTGTCTTGGGTTGCCAGCCATTCATAGTAGGTTTGGTTTTCTACCTTGCCGTTCATGCTGGCACGAAACTTAGGGTCTTTGCCATTCCACAGTATGTAGCTGGTGCGACAATTCACATGATACGGCGGTTTGTGGCTAATCGGTAGTATTCGCCCATCTAGGCTACGGCACACTCGGCTGGTGCGACCGTCTAGCGTTGCAACCACCTTAATTTCATCAATACCAAGCTGGGCTGCCAAATCCGCCCTAGCTTCACTTGCCAAGTGCTGTACGGTGGTGTGAACAACCGCTTTGGCGTGTCTTTTGGTGGTGAAGGTCAAGCCATCTTGATAACGCTTGGCTTTTGTACCGATGATGATTTGCTTGATTTGATGGTTGGTTTTGCCTTGATGGCGAGCCAGTTTTATCGCATTGATAATCCGCTGCTGCTCTTTGTCTGCAAAGGCGGATAATACCGCTTTGACATTTGCCCCACCAAAGCCATTCATCGGCGTATTGGCGATTTTCGCTGATTTAAAATCCGCCAAATTGGGCGTAATATTCAACGCTTGGGCTAAAAATTTGGCTTCGCTTTTTTGTGCATAATCGGCAATCAAAAGACTGCTGGCATAAAACGCCTCTGTGACCGTTTTTAATTCATCAGCGATTTCATCACCCAATGCCCCTAAAATCAGTGCCAGCTTTTTTGCGCTGGTTTCGGTTAATTCATCATTCATCAAAGCCTCTTGCACCGCCTTATCAATTCTGCCAATCGCCTGCATAAATTCTTTGGCTTCATGGGCTTTTAGGCTCTCTAAATAGATTTGCAAGCGTGTGATAAAACTGCTGTAATCCATTATCCAAAAATCTCTTGTGCTGATATGGCATAAATACCATTTGCCGCCTGCTTAGACCAGCCATGTTCTAGGCGGTAGGCATAGGGCAAATTGTTTTGAATGGTGATTGGCACAAAGTCTTTATGCGTGTAAAAACTTCTGGTGTATCGCCTGATTTGTTTGTTGTCGCTGTAGCTATAATCCACACCGCCTGCCGTCATGATGTGATTGCCACGATAACGACCACCGTTGATTTCGGCAACTGGCGAATTGGCAATGATTTGGTTATACAGTTCAATCGCCTTGTCTTTGTAGCCATCAAGCAGTTCATTTTTGACATCGTCAAATAACTGCGCAGGTGGCACAGTCCAACCAATACCCATACTAAACCTGCCTTAGTTGTATTGTATAGCTGACATCGGCTGGGTCTTTGTTGATGGCAACAACCCTAAAGCCATTGATGACATCATCAATCTGCGGTGTGTCGCTGACCTCGCTTTGCAAGCAAATCAGCTTGACATCACTTGCCAAGATGGTGTCGTTTACTTCTTTTGCGCTAAATCTGCTAAACACACCACGCCCACTGTAATGCGCTGTAGCGGTGTTTATGCTCTCGCCCAGCCAATCGTCCAGACCGCCATTTAAAACACTGTTACGCTCGCCTGTGAACGGTTTAACAGCATCTTTTAAATCACTATCAAAGGCGGTGGCAATTTCGTTGGTGATTTCGTTGTTCATCTTACGCCCTTTTTGTCGGCACAGCCCAAATGCTTGCCTTTTTCAGATAGGGTTTGATTAAATCTAGCGCAATCATCTCATCGCCACTCATCGGCTGTCCGTCTGCGCCATCGGCAAAGGTTTTTGAAGTGCTAACACTGCCTGCGGTGGCGGATTTGGCTTTTATCATGCCTTCGGTGCGGTCTTGGTATAGCTTACCGTCCAAATAGGCTTTGGCGATGAATTGGGCGGCTTGTATGATGGCATTTGGTATGGTGTCAAAGCGTGGCAAATCATGCTTTGATAGCCACGCATTGACGACAATCACAGTGCCATCATCAGCACCTTGTACGCTTTTTATATCGTCTAAAGTAATCATGCTTTTTTGCGTCTGGTTGGTTTTTCGTCAGCTTTTGGCAGCTCCACCACATCTTGCTTTTCTTCACCATCTGCTTGTAATTCAAACACGGGCAAGTGCTGGTATTGCTTAGGAACATCACCAAAAACAAAATCGCATTGCTCAATAAAATCATCGCCCTTGTACTGACTGGCATTGCGGATAGTTAAGCCGTGTTCTTTGGCAAGCGCTCGGTTCTTTTGCCCAAAATCAGTCGTAAAATATAAAATCTTTGCCATAATTTACTCCAAAATAAAACCCCCTAAACCGAAGTTTAAGGGGTTTTTGGTTTACTGGGTAATCAGTAGCACACCAGCGGTATCTTTATTACTGGTTGCAGTCTTCTTCCAGTTTGTTGGCGTTGCCAGCGTAGCAGCATTAGGGTTGGCACCGCCAGCGGCAATATCCCACGCATAGCCTTTGACTGATACGCCATAAGACCACTCCGCCTGATAGGTGCGCTGGATATTCTCTTTGCCCGTTGCGTGGGTAGTAATGCCATCAAAGTCGTTTTGGTTGGCAATCACCACGCCGCCTTCGGTCAAGCCAAGCACATTAAACTTATTGGTATCCACCAAATCAGGGCTATCAGTCACCACAAACACACGCCCAAATGGGTCACGGAACACCGCCACGCTGTCATAGGTAAATAGGCGCTCACTGTTTGCCAATGCTTTTAGCTGTAGCTTGGTTAAAGCTCCTGAATGCAAAATCCACGCCTTAATCGCATTGGAACGGTCACCAAACAACGCTCCTGCCTGTGTCAATAGCGCATAATCAAGCGCCTGTTCACCCTTATCAAGCGTTACATCAGTATTACCACGAATGGCTGATACCGCTGATTTAATGCCGCTGTTTAGCATATTGGCGATTTGCCCTTTGGCAAGCTGTTCACCAATTTTAACGGCTGCAAGCTCTGGATTTTGCATAATCCAGCGATATTGCGCACTTTCCCAGACAATTTCATCAGTACCAGCGGCAATTTTTACGCCCACGTCTTTGATTTGTTCAAGACGCTTTTGATTGATGGCGTTTGTACCATTATTCACATCACGATGGCGCACTAGCCCAGCGATTAACTTAAAACTTGCGTTAATATCAAAATCACCCTGAAACGGCTTTGCCACAAGTTCAATCGTACCGCCTGATTGGGCATTAAAAACCTGTACCTCTTGGTCGATGGTTTCAGTCATCACCGTGTAGGTTTGCTTGTTGAATTTCTCTAAATCAAACATAGTCACTCCTAATTATTTGCTTTTAGCCATGCCAATTTTTCATCATCTGTCTTACAGTCTGAATATTTGACAGGCACACCATTTTTAGCCGTGCCACCACCGACAGCCCCGCTGCCGCTTGCAAAACCACCGCTAATAATCGGCTTAAATGCGTCATTGGCACGAAATTCTTGTTTTAAGTCATCAATCGTCAATGCTGAAATATTGCCCTGCTTATCCAGCACACGCAGTTTTTGACTGTCGCCGTCCGTCTCTAACGTCAGGCGGTTTTGAATGTGTGGCAGTAACACATCGGCACTGCCTTTGATTGCAAGTTCGTTGGCAAGCTCATTGGCTTTTGCGCCAACAGTCAAATCATAAATCTGCTTTTGCGCCGCATCGTATTTGGCTTGCCAATCGCTTTCAGATTTTGCCATTTTGTCCTGATAGGACTTTTCAAGCGTGGCAATATCACCCGCCTTTTTGGCGATTTCTTCGGCTTCTTTTTCTTTTTGCGCTTCAAGCTCTGCCAGTTTTGCCTCCAGCTCACGGCGCTTTTCACGCTCAGCTTTGGTTTCGCCAAGCAGTTCATCATGTTTTGCTTTTAAGCCTTTGGTGTCGGGCAAGCCATTGACTGCCAGCTGATAGTTACCATCATCTTGCTTGGTGTAAAACGCTTGATGTACTTCGTCAAGGGCGTTAAAACTTTCTTCATTTAAAATAAATTCAAAAGTCATTATTATGCTCCATAAAAAAACCGCCATCAGGCGGTAAGTTCACTATCAATCATACCGATAATGTCATCATCGGTCAGTTCGGGGTTAATCAGGTTGTATTTACGCAGATAATCAAACACCGCTTGCTTTGGTGCAAGAGCTGCCTGATTTAGGCTAATGAGCGTGTTTAGCATATTGCCGTCAGGTGTTGGGTTGATGAATGATTGTTTGGCTTTAAACGGTATGCCTTGTAGTTCACGGTTTTTATACTCATAAACTTTTAACATTGCGCGGTTTATCGCTTCATTAACATTTGCCATACACATACTGGCAGTAGCATTTTGCGCAGCGTTTTCTTGAGCTGCTTGCGTGGCGGTTTTATTGGCGTTTGTCGTCTCGGCAAGTTTTGCGCCAAGTTCTCGCATAATCGCCAATTTATCCGCCATCGCTTCACCTGCCAACACATTAGGGCTGGCTTGGGCAAATTGAAAACTACTGCCCTGCTCAAGAATGAGCGTATTGCCACTGCCAAACGCCAAATTATTCTCTTCTAGCGATTTTAAGCGGTGTTCTGATACGCCCGTCAAATACGGCTGCACCTGACCGCAACGAAAGACACTGTCCTCATAGTCAGCACTGTTGCGATAATGCGCCAAATTCATCAATGCAAGACTTTCAAGCGGTATGGATTGCTCGGCAAATTCGTTGGTGTCTGACCCTAAAACCACAAAAGGAATGGTTTTCCAATGTTCGCCATTGGACTTTTTGGGATAAATACGCTCATCAATTCGCCTGTCTTTTTCCCATACTTCCACAAAAAAGCCCTTATCATCAATACCCAAATGCCGATAGCGTTGTACGGCTTTATCAATAAATGGGTCTGTCGGGTCTGTTTGTATGTGAGTTTCAGACAGCACGATCATGGTTGGGCGTTTTAACCCATCTTTTTGCTCGACACGCCAGTTGATAATCTCGGTGGCACTGTAAAAATGTAATCTTGGTATGTTTTTATCTTGTACATCGGCACCTTCTGAAGAAGTTTGCGCCATATCGATAAAAATACCACATCGCCCATAACGCATTAAATCAATAAAGCACTTTTGGGCGATTTGATAAATGCTAACACCACTGCCGTTAGCGTCTTTTTCCAAAGCACCAAATTCATCATCGTTAAAAACTGGGTCGTCGCTGAACGCCTGCCCTGTGTATTTATCCAGCGTGTCTTTGGTAATCTCAACAAACACCGCCCTTGCCAAATAGTTTTTATACAGAGCTTGGTTTTGTTGTGTGTGATTATCAGCGTTTGGCATTGGCAAATACTTGGTTGTCGCCTTTTTGATGGCATCTTGTCCGTCTGTGACATCTTTCATGCGCTGCCATCGCTCTTGCATGGCAAGATAATCAGCGTGTTTGGTATCAATCGGCATAAATTAGTAACTCATTGTTAGTTTGGTTGTCACAATCGGTCTGACGATTGGATATTGATACGCCAAAAAGTAGCCAAAGGCATCTAAAATATGGTCGTGTCCGCTACTCTTATCAGGCATGCCATTATTATCAAAAACCTGCTGTTCTAAGGCTTCTATCAAATTCACGCATTGCTTGGCTATCTTTAGTGTTCGTATGCCTTGTGCGTTTAAAATCAGCGCATTTACGGCATTTAGGCGGTCTTTGATGGCTGGGTTTGCGCTATTTACATACACGCTAAAGCCAAAATCTCGCAAAATGCTGTGGTCTGATACAGCGGACGACTTAGAGCTGGTTGCCTGACCTGCTGCGTCAGGATAAATAATAATCGGGTGGTTTGGGTATCGGGCTTTGATGATTTGCGCCATCGTTGGCGTATCTCGCACCCCTGTAATCTCATCAACCACAACAGGCTTATTATCACGCATGACAAACACCACTGCCGCCATTTTTAGTACGTTAAAATCCATGCCAATATGCAAAGTATCACCTGCTTGTATAGTCTCATCGCAGGCATTTAATGTACGGTCAAAGTCAGGATAAACCGCACCGCTGGTTAGGTTTACAAATTGCCCGTTTAGGTAGGCATCTAGCAACTTTGGCGGATAGCTTGCCCTTAGGCTTTCAATATAGCTGGGCGGCAAATAAGGGTTAGAAGCGGTGGGCGCTCGATACAGCTTGTAATGCTCGCCACCATTTTTTACCCATCTGTCATAACAAAAGCGAAAACCTTCAGGCGTTGTGCCAACCGCTGCTGTGTTTGGCTTGCCATCAGGCTTTCTTTGCCGACAACGAGCAATAGACTTATTCCATGCATTGCTTGCGTGTTCTGTTTTTAGCGTGTCAAGCTCATCAATGACAGCATCGGCAATCTCAAAACCGACGATGTTATCTGGATTATCCATACTTCTACAGATAATCTGTCCATAGCCTGCAATGTAAAAAATTTTCTCTGATTTGTTCAGCTTAAACTTTAATCCGCATTCGGTCAGCAGCTGACTAATTCTGGGAAAAGCAATCAAGCGTATCAAATCATGCGTTGGCGCAAAATATCCCTGATTAAGGTTGGGGTATTTTAGCTTTTGAATAAGTAGGCGTTTAAAAAGTGCTTCTGATTTACCGCTCCCAAAACCGCCTACAAACAACGGATATGTTTCATCGCTAAAAACAAAGTCGTCTTGTGGAGCGGTAAGCGTTAAATCTACATTCATTCATTTTTAGCCCTTACCACATTGATAGTAATTTCATTATCGGAATCATCTGCCATCTCGGATTTGATTTTATCAATTTCTAATTGTTTGATTTGCGCTTCCAATTCTTTTAGGCGAATATCAGCGCGGCTGCTTTTATCAAGCCCCAATATCTTAGCCTTGGCGTTAATCGCACTAATCATGGCATTGGGATTGGCGTTCATCTTGGCAATTTCATAGGCTTCTTGCAAATTAGCCACCATTTCATCAACGGTGGCATCGTGGCGGTCTTGGTGATGTTGGCGAAGTTCGTCTAATCTCGCCGTAATCTCACCCTTCTGCAATAATTCATAAGCCTTGTTGTTAATCGTTTCAGACTTCATATTCTCGCAATCATAGCTATCACGATACGCCTGTGTGGCATTGCCTGTCTCAATGTATCGCTGGCAGAATTTTTCTTGTTTTGGCGTTAATTCCGCCATAACGCCTCCTTTTGTTAATAAAAAAGCCCACCTGTTTACGGTGAGCTTTTTTTGCAAAATTATTGGCATAATGCAACATTACATTATGGAAACATAATAGTATCTTTGTTCGGTTTTGTCAAAGACGCTTCATCTCATGCTGTCTGTCAATGAAGTTTTTGGCTTCTTGTAGCAGTCGTGGATTGTGAGATGAAATGCGCTGCTCGCCAAAGGCATCATAAATCAAACCTCTGCTGGCTCTGATACGACGCAGTTGTGCGTCTGCGGCACTTAATATATTTTGTAGCTTGTTCAGCTCATTGCTGATACGCTCATGCTCTAAGATACCAATCAATCGCCATAGGGCGTTATGCTCATTTTGAGTGTCTAGCGTCAAGCTATGCACATACTCAATCGCTGCATTAAGTTGGCTTGGTGTCAGCTCATCAATATGCTTTACACCAAAACGCTGATGTACCATACTATATGCCACATCATAGCCGATACGCTTAGCACCTACCAAAGCACTAATGGCTTGGCGTAGTGGGGTGCGGTCGGCGGCAGTGGTTTGAATACCCACTTCTTTATCCAAAATATCTAGCACCCATTTACGAAATTCTTTTGCCACAGTGGTGCGTGAAAACATGGCGACAAGGTGGCAACCACGAAGTGAGAAAATGCGGATTTTGGCATTTTTCATTCTTGGGTTATCCACAAGGGTTGTCATGCCATATGTAAACTCATCGGCATTTTCGTTGTATAGCTTGGTGATAGCTCTTGATTGTGCATACCCAAGCGCATTTGCCAAATCTGATGACGACAGCCAAATTTGATTATCCACTTTGGCAGGCACTAGGGTGATATTTTGGAAAGTTAAAGTTTTCATTTCTGTTTTCCCTTTTTGATAGGTTTGTCGTAACCCTGAATCGGAGTTACGGAAATTTGCCCTATTTTCTCGTGTACCCGATTTGGGTACACGAGAAAATAGGGCGACCAACGGCTCAAAACCATAAAACAGAATGGCGGACTTATTCCCCATTGCTGGGTATTGTATTCGTCGCACCGTCGGTCATAATCAAAAAGGATTATGCAGATTTGTATAAATCCACAGTTCGGATTAACTAAGGATAGATACAAAAATATCACGCTGACGGGGTGATTTACCGCTGTTTTAAGGCTTTTGAGACCTTACACATAATATACAACAAAAAACCCACTGTGTAAAGCGGGTTTTATATATAGTCTATTTAAATCTCATCTGGCATTTCATCAGTTTTTTGCATCTCAATAACTTGGTTTCTCAACTCCAGCGATTCAAAATACTCTTTTGCCTCGACTTCATCTACAAAATTCACGTTAGGGTCAATCTCCAGTAATTTATCCTTAATTTCATTAAGTTCAACGTTAAAGAACTCTTTGCGATAATTAACCAAATTGACACGTCTGTCGGCAAACTCTCGTTGAAGTTGCGCTTCCAATGCTGGCGCATCTTCGCTAAATACCATAGCGTGAACATCAAAATAAAACGGCACACTAGCATCGCCCAGTTCACGCACCCTATCCATTGGGTCTAAACGTCGCGTCATGCCGATTTTGTACACATCTTTACCAAATGAGCCAATATTTGAAATAACATAAACGTAACCCAGCTTGGTCTGTTCTGCCATAGACTTAACACGGTCGTTTTTGCGTTGCAATTCTTTTAGCTCTTCACCCAGTTCAACAATTTCTGCTTTTAGGCTTTCCAATTCTTCACCTTGTGAATGATTGGCTTGCTCCTGAATTTTTGCCAATAGATTTTGCAGTTTTAGCTCTTCGGCACGGGCTTTTTCAGCTTCTTTACGCAACTGCTCTTCTTCACGCTCCAATCGGCGTAGTTCTGCCTGCTCTTCACGCTCTTGTTGCACCTTTAACTTATGTTCATGCACTAGGCGCAATTCATCTATCTTGAGTGTCAAGTATTCAGAATTGATACTAATTCTATTGGTTTTATTAAATTTGTTAATAGCTTCAAAGGCTCTGTGAATACGACTTTCCATACGGTCAAAATTTTTCCATGTAGTATTTGCAATGGCCGCATCACATTCGTTATTAAAAGACCGCAATGTAAGCTGTTTTGCTTGTCTCGCCATTTTAGCACCAGTTGCAGCACTACCATTTACAGTCCAACCATCGCCACCTATAACGGCTCGCTGTTGCTTGACCATTTCTTTTTGCGTTTCGCGATTGCTTTTAATCACCTCTTTGTACTTTTCAGATGTACCAAAATCAAAATGCGGTTCGTATATGCCAACATTAGCCAATTCAAGTTGCTCATCATAAATTGCAACCTTAGCTTTTAATTCGTCATAGATTTTACGCTTACTTTTATAACTTTCTTGAACGCGAGAAATATCACCCTCAATCGCTTGTAATTGCTTCTCACGATGCTTAATGTGTTCATCTAAATCAACAATCGGTTTGTAAACACGATAAATTTCATCATACCTATGCTGACATTCCAGCAGCTCTTTGTTTTTGCTATCTAGCTCCTTATTCTTACTGTTCAACTCTTGAACAAAACTTTCTAGCTCTTTTGCAAAAACTTCTTTGTCGATTTCGTACATTGAGTGCTTTTGTTTTTCACCCCACCACAAACAAAAGAAAACAATAGCCGCTACAATGGCAATTAACGAACCCATTCTGCTCTCCATATCCGAAAAGCAATATATTATTGTAAACTGCAACACTTTGGCAAGTATCTGTTACAAAAAACACCTCATCAAATAGATAGGGTGTCGTATAAGCGTAATTCCGCATTATGGATAGATTATAACCCTATTTGGTTACCAAAGTCAAGCACTTTGCGTTAAACAGCTTGCGATAAATCCTTCTGCTTTGTGCAAGGCTTCTCGTACATCGGCACGATTTGCCCGTCTATGCTTATTGAATGCGCCACTTACAAAATCATCACGTGCAATATCACGCTCACTAAGTCGCAACAGATAACGCAAACAAAATACCCTGCCTAATAAAGCACTATACCTAACCAATCTTGCAACCGCACAATCAATACGTAATGCGTGTTCATCGGTGATTTGGTAACTACCACCTTTTGATGGTACATTACCACGCATAATCATTTCATACCACTGGCTTTTGTAGCTTAGCTTATCGGGGTTGTTTCTCGCCCATTTGCCCCATTCTATCAACTCTTCGTGCATACCCACTCCAAATCACTCGGTATCTGTAATAACAGCCCCCTGCCATAACAAAAGGCGTAAATGTCGTTTAAGTATTCTGTCATCTGCTTTGTGCTTGCCTTTGTGGTGCTGATACCGCTGGCAATCTGTTGGGCGATAGCTTCATACACTGCTGTGCCTGCGGTCTGTTTGACGATTTGTAGGCTTGGTAAGCAGTCATTTAGCCGTGTATCTGTGCCGTCTCTTAGATAAATTCGGCTTAAAAATCGGCGCTTAAAATCAATGTGCAAGCTGTCTTTATCCTGCCCCCATGCGTCCCCAATTTGGGTGAGCCACAGCCAGTACAGACGGTTTTGCGCATGGCTTCTGGTTTCGTCATCATCGGTAATTATCACATTGACGGGCTTATCAGACTTAGTAAACCTTGCCAAAATCTCATCAGTGCAAGCCTTGAAAATATCAAGGTTTAGCAATCTAAAACGTTGGTTCATGTAAAAAATCGCCCTGCCTTATGTTGTTGTTGATGATTTTTTGTAGTTTTGGTGCTTTAAAACCCAAATGCCCAGCAATCGCACGGCTAAGCGCAAGCATATTATTTCTTGCCCTTGTTACGTTTTCTTGTTGCAATTCTACGCCGTATAAAGTGCTTACCGCTTGCGCCAAATCATCAGCCGTTTTAATGCTTGGCAAGCGGTGGTACAAATAGCGCATTAAATACCGCCCATCGCCCGTACAAGGGTCAAGCACTGTTTTTGATAAATCCAAGATTACCGCCTTTGGCAGTAGCAAAATTTGCTGATCAATCAAATCAATGCTTGTGGTTACTTCTGCAAATTTCTTAGCTCTGTCTTTGGCGTTTTTGCCCGTCATCGTGTCATCTTTGGCTTTGACTAGCTCTTTCACGATTTTGTCTAATTCTTTCAATGCGCTGGGTCTCAAGTAGTCGCCAAGGGTGGTCTTTGGGTTGTTTGCGGCTAAAAAATTTGCCCTTTGGGTAATCAAGCCCTGCCAATCTGCAATGCTTTCTAAATCTGCAAATCAGCCCATACGCTCGCCTTGTTTTTGGGTTGTGCTTTTGCTTGCAATATTCCAAGCTCAAAAGGTACATTTCACTGTACTTTTCATCAGTCAAATTTTCCCAAATCTCTTGTATGTTCTTTGGGCTTGGTAATGGGTCGGCATAGACTTTATTGGTGAGTTTTAGCGGCTTTTTAATGCCCAATAGCTTTTGGCGGTATAAAAAACGCCCAATAAGATTTCTTGCGTCTTTAAGCTGTCTATTACGGTACATTCCCAAACTGCGCAAGGCTTCACTCTTTTTGTGTAGCGTATAAACCGTTTCAAAGTCTTGCTCGCTCATCGCCGCCCAAAGCTCTTGCCACGTTTCAAACGTTCTACCCTTTAAATCTGCGTGTTTGTCATACATCGCTAAAACGCCCTATTCACAAATGCCAGCTTTTCCAAAAACCACGCTTTTGCCTGCTCACGCTTTAATGATTGATAAGTATCAAATTCATAATGGCACTTTCGGCACAGCGGTATGGTGTAATCATCATGCGCTTTAACGCCCTTGCCTTTGCCGTGTTCGTAGAAGTTGGAATGCGCAATATCTACGCCCATCACACCGCAGTTACAACACGGCAACTGGCGCAATCTATCGGCTCGCTTCACAGCTATCCACCCACGCAAACACCGCCGCCAAAACAATTAAGCCAAGCGGTATTAAGCCGTAATATGCGCCTACCAAAAACTTGCCAACGGCTAAAATCACGGTGAACATGGCACTGATTGCCAGCATGGCGAAAAAATACACGATGAATAAATCGGTAAATTTCATTTCTCCAATTCCTTAATATAATTATCAATCACCACCAAAAATTCATACTTGCCCAATTTGCTCATCAGCTGCTTAATGTTTTCGTTTTGTGTCATAATTTTTTGGGTGCGTCTTTTAACAATTTCTGGCACTTCATCACCGTTTAAATAAGCCCGCTCGGCATACCAAGCCGCCTTTTTTAAATCCTCGACCATATCGCCCTTTTTGCCCGCACGGTATAAATATTTAAAGCAGTTGCCAAGGCAAAAGCTCAAATGCTCGGTAATCTCAATACATTCAATGCCGCCGTCTTGGTAGTAGCTTGGGTTGATTGGGTCGCCTTTTGGGTTCTTTCTTGGTTTTTCGCCAAGTTTGATAAACTCCTGTTCCTTCGCCTTAGTTTCGGCATACCAATCAGGGTGTGTTTGTTTAAATTCATCGTCATGCTCAAACACATTGCCGACATATTCAGCATTATGCTCAAACACATTGCTGACATATTCAGCATGCCAGTTTCGGGTGCTGTCCAAACGCACCTTGTCACCTTCGCACCACAGATAATCTACGCATTCGTCATTAACGGCAAATACAAACACCTCGCCGTCCTCAAAACGCCAAATATCGCCTGCTTTGGGCTTGTTGTCAGCAGGCTTAAACAGTTCAAAAAACCGCTGTTTGTCATAATGTGCTTTAGTTTGCCCGTATGCTACGGTGACTTTGTCGTCATCATCATGCACGACGGTTACTGTGACGCTGTCATCACGCTTTGGTTGCCATTTGGTGTTAATCATTTAATGCTCCTTTACCATACAATTAAACTCACTGATAAACTCGTCCCAATTTCTCTTGACAGGCATTCCCCCATCAATCTCTACCCACACATCGCCGTTATCATCGGCTTTTTGGCTGTTGACTTTGGCGGTTTGGTTTGTGGTTAGGTTAAGATAGGTTGTCATGGTCTTTGTATTGGTTTTTTGGGTCAGCTTGGATAGCGGCAGCGATACCTACCACCACTACTAAAAATAAAATCAAATATGCTAAAATCATCTAATATGCTCCTTAAATGGAAGACTTGGCTGTAGCTCATCTTGCAGTTTGTTAATTTTGGCAAGTAAAATAGGTTTTAAATGCCTGCCTCCTTTGTTTAAAACATACCCTGCGTTGCTAAGAACACGTTCTAAATGTTCTTTTTCCAGCAATGCTCGCTCAAGCTGCATTCCTATAGATAGAATGTCATCATTTAAACGTTTTTCACACTCGATAAAATAGCGACGTATTTGTCTGCCTTTTTCGGTTTTTTCTACCATCGCTAGCTCTTTTGCCATATCCAAAGTTAGGTGGTAGTCATTGGTAGCCTTGCGGTTACCACCTCGAGTTTTGGTTACTATTTTTTCAGTAACCAAAATATAATCTACATTTTGGATAAAACCATATTCATGAATTCGTATTTTTATCCAATCATTAAAACGGCTTTTAACGCCTAAATTTTTATGCAAATGTCTTGCATTGACTGTTTGCACCATTTCATCTTTGACTTTGTTTTGTTGAATATTTATCATCTAATTTGCCCTCTGATGTGTTTTCTTGCTCGATGAATTGCCATCATAGTCTGTTAGCACACGCTCAACTTTTGCTTTGCTCAAGCTACCTCCCAAATCTTTACAACACACGCACCGCCCTTTTTAATCTCGCCACGCTGCACGTTGATAAAATCTATCTGCTCGTCATCATCAAACACGCCTGCTGTCTGTAGTGCGTCAAACAATGCTTTTAAGCGGTTATCAAGGTCGTATTTGCGCTTAGTGGGTGCGTGTAGGGTGATTGATACCCCTAAGCGCTTATCGCCAAATTTGCCTGCTCTACGGCTCATTACGGCTGCCTTAAATTCTTTGGCTTGTTTTGATAGCACTATGCGGTTGCCGTATTTGCGCCAGTAAGTATTAACCGATGGCGGAAAGGGTAAATCAAGCTCTACCATGTAAGCCCCTTGCGATTTTTCTTTGCATCTCCGCCATCGCCTGCTCGTGGTTTACCGTTTGTGCTTGGCTTGGTCTAGCGATTGCGATTGGCGGTATGTAAATTTCACAAGGTTTGCGCTCGGCTACCAGTTTTGCCACTTGCGCTTCGTAAAAATCCTTGAAAGCCTGCCTTGCGTGGGTTTTATCCGCTTGGCTTGCCATGTTTTGCCACGCTCGGTAACTTGCGTCATAAGCGGTTTTTTCGGCTACCGTGATTTGCGTTTTGCCATCGCTTGCCAGCCATTTTTCGATGTTTTCAAGGGCGGCTGCTTTGCCAACGTAGCTATCGGCGATTGCGTCTGTGTTATCAAAACCTTCTAACCCCTTACACCACTTGGCAAACATCGCAGGGTCAGGGCAATATCCCATCTGTGTGATTTTCTGCAAGCCTGCGTTTAATTCGTTTTGACTAAGCCCACTTGTGCAAAACATAAAACCTGCCACGATTTCGTGAGTGCTAAGCTCGCCAAAGGTTTTTTCAAAACTGCGTGGCACAATGGCTTTGATGATGGCTGTTAGGTGTTCTGGGCTTGTAATTTTGACAAGGTTACTCATGATAAAACCCTACTTGTGGCAAATCATCAACGTAAAAATTCGTTGCGGCATTGCTCGTCATTTGGCGCAATTCTTCCATGCGGTTTTTTGGCTGTGGTGTAAAAGGTTTTTGGCGATTGGCGTACCATTCGGCGTTAAAAGTATCCCAGCCCTTTCCTGTGGTAATACAAACTTCAAGGGCTTGGCAAAGTGTTAAGCCCGCAATGCTTGCCTGTCTTACGGTCATTTTTAAAGCGGTCAAGGTTAATCCCTTGCTTCGCTGTGCTAGGTAATCGCTTGCGATTTGGCTATCCATACCCACAAAAATCCATTCGCCAAGGTTCGGATAATTTCTTAAATCATCGTCTGAAAATTTACAGTCCGACAAAGTAAGATTTACCAAATCATCAGCGGTTAGGTATTTTTTGAATTTTTTATCTGCGTTTGATTTTTTGGCTGATGAAGTTTTACCAGCCTGTTCGTCCGATTGTAAGTCTTTCGGATTTTCAAGATTTTGGTGCGTATGTACATACTCACTCTTGTTTTTTGTATAAGTTGTTTTTGTATTATGTATTTCTGTGTGTTCAATTTTTGAACTAGGTTTTGGTTCAATTTTTGAACCAGCTGGTGCATTTTTTGAACTAGTACAGTTTTTGACTGGTTCAATTTTTGAACCGCTAAAATCGTCGTTCAAACTGTATTCATTGGCAGATTTTTCGCCACCGTGTTTTACCTTGATTAAACCGTGTGCTTCTAACTCGTCAAGTGCGCCTGAAACTGTGGCGCGGGCGATACCTGCCGCTCTTTGAATTTGGCTGTAACTGATACGGTCAGCTTCTTTGTTCCAGCCGCGTGTTTTGCGCACGATGAGCAGGTAAACCTTGCAAGCGTTGCCGCTTATCTTATCCAGCATTTCATCAACGAAGGCATTCGGCACTTGAAAGCTGTTTGGAATAAAATTACTCATAAAAAATACACCTTATAACGGCTTTTCGTCTTTGATGTCGTGTCCACGCTCTCGCAGTTCGCTGATGCGCTTGCGTGGGTCTAGTATCCACATACGCCCAATGATTTGGCGAACAGACAGCCGCTAGCCTTGCTCCAGCCGTTTTAAAATGCGCTCACATTGGCTATTCATCATCGCCCCCGATAAAATACACATAGCCCTCACCGTACAGCTTGGCTTCTGCTGCGTTGGCGTGGCGTTTTACCACTTTGGCGTTAAATACCATCGCCACTTTGTGAATGTTATTTGTCATCACGCATTTGCTGTTACCAATGCCGAAAAGCTTGGGCAGCAGGCTTCGGTGTACGGGTCTTTTGCGCATGTATTCCACCCATTTGAGCAGCTTTTTATCGTGCTGGCTGAGCTTGCGCTCGCTCTTTTTGGGCGGTTTTTTGGCAGGCTTTTCCACACGTTTTGTCGGTTTTTTACGCACATCAGGCGCATCATACACGGTGATTTTACCGCCGCCACGCACAAATTCCGCCAACATGGCGTCTTGGGCGGCGTGGTCGGTGCGTGGGCGGGAAAAGGCGTTGCTTATCTCGCCCTTTTTTGATATGATGGTACGGTTCATTTGTTTTTCCTTGCGAATGAACACTGCCCCCTAGTTTGCGCTAGGGGGTTTTATTTTGCCTAAGTCTGGACAAAGTTCATTGGCTTTAAACTTGCCCTTGGTAATGTATTCTGCTCGCATAGCAACGACAGCACCCATTTTTGACCTGCCACTTAGCCACGCATGGACGCTTGGCTGTTTGACGCCTAATTGTCGTGCCGTCTCTACTTGCGAACCAAAATAATCAACCAGTAATTGATAATTCATCGACTACCTTCACAAATATAGTTAATTTGCATATTTTATAGTTTTGTTTATAAAAAATCAATAGATATATTTATTTGATAAAGTATAGTTTCAGCTATATAATATGAACAAAGCTTTCACCTAGGGGACGTAATGAACAGCCTATCTGACAGACTTAAAATTGCACGAAAAAACGCCAAAATTAGCCAATCCGCCCTTGCTCAAAAAGTAGGCATATCACAACCTAGCTATCAGGCATTGGAAAGCGGAAAGAGTGGCAAGTCGGCATATTTACTGCAAATTGCTCAAGCTCTGAAGGTAAATTCTGAATGGCTTGCAACTGGTAAGGGCGAAATGATAAAACCACTGCCCGAAAACCAGTTTGACGAAAACGACTTCCATGTTATGGAATTTTGGGACAGTAATACTCCCTTGGGCGATGATGAGTTTGAAGTACCTTATTACAAGGATATTGAGTTTTTAGGTGGTGATGGCTTTGAAAGTGATACAGACGACGATGGCAGGCGTAAAATACGTTATGCTTACACTGCTGCTAGACGAGCTGGTGCTGTCCCATCAAGAGTTATCTGCCTGACACTCAAGGGCGACAGCATGGAAGAGTTAATACAAGACGGCTCTATGATTGCTGTTGACCGTTCAAAAACAGACATTCGAGAAGGTAAAATTTACGCCTTTAGACATGGTAATATCTTGCGTGTTAAATACTTAATTCCACGCCCTGACGGTGGTCTTGTCATTAGAAGTCATAACAAAGCATATGAGGACGAAGTGATAACAGGTGACGAAATGGACGCCGCCAATATTCAAATCGTGGGCTGGGTTTGGAATTGGTCTAGCCTAGTAGTTTGGTAATTTAACAAAAGGAGTTATTTTATGAAAAACCCAATCATCTCAACTATGGCACTACTTGCAATCACCATTACAATGCCAGCTTTTGCCGCCAAAAAGTGCGCTGATTTCCCTACGCAACAAGCCGCACAAGCGCATTATGAAAAACTGAAAAAATCAGGACAAACAGGCTGGAAAAGCCTAGACCGTGATGGCGATGGTCGTGCTTGTGATTGCAATAAGGGTGGCAAGGGCAAGAATTGCCCTACCAAAAAGAAATAAGGGTATGAAATGACCATTGAAACCATCATTGAAAAAATCAACGCCTATGCAGACCAAAATCAAGGCATGGAGCTGTCTGCTGATGAAGTAAAGGTATTATCCAAGCATGTGGGTAAATTGCGATTTGTTCCTGTTTTTAAAATGGACGATGTAGAAGGTGTCAATAAATACCTTGAGAAGCAAAGAAGGTCTCGTTGATTTAGCATGGAGGTTTGGCAATGTGGAACCTAAGTGGCGTTATTCCACCCATTAAAGACATTGACGGTGCTTCAGTAAATCGTTCGCCCTATAAAATAGATATTTTAACCTTTGTTCAGCAGTTTGGGTTTTCAGACGACCGCATTGCTATTTTAAGTGGTTTTTTGTATTATAGAGAGTTTTTATACAAACTGGGCATCACTGACGGCTTTCAATGGGTTAATGGCAGTTTTACCGAGGATATAGAGAGATTAAGAGACCGTCCGCCAAACGATATAGATGTTGTTAGCTTTTTTCGCGAGTCTGCACTGACAGATGAACAGCAAGATCAACTATTAGATGGCGAAACAATTAAAAGCCAATACCGTGTAGATGGTTACTTTGTGCTTTTAGATGAGGACCCTACCGAGCTTGTGGAGCGGACAGCCTACTGGTACAGTATGTGGTCGCACCAACGAGATACTTACATTTGGAAAGGATTTTATCAAGTCCCACTAAGTCCTGATGAAGACAAGCAGGCTTTAGAGTGGCTTTTGGGAGTACAGCCATGCAAGAACTAACCTATAAGCACCTACTTGCCGAAAAAGCAAGCTTAGAGGCGATGATAGCAAATGCCAAAAATCCAAACAGTCTAAGCACTGCCAGTCTATCTGCTCGCCTAAAAAAAATCAGCAGTATGATTGATGACGTAGCCCCTGTGGAACTGATAAAAAAAGCCATCATTACCTTTCGTGGCAAGCCTGTTCACGGCTCACAAAGCATCAGTGCCGATTTTAGCGCAAGTGCTTTAGACAGGCTTGCCAATGCTGTTGCCAGTATCGCCGCCAGCTCAAATAATACACTCACTTATCATGGCGCAATCCCTAATAAAGCCAAGCATTCCTTGCAAATTACTGGCACTGCTGTTGGTTCGTTTGGTTTTGAACTATCTCTACCAAAGTCCGAAGATGACTTAATAGATGGTCAAAAAAACGACACCGAACACACACTATCCCAACTTCAATCATTGCTGCAATATGGCATGACTGGCACAGATGAGCAAATCAGTGATTTAATAGAAATCATTCACCCTAGGGCAATGGCAAAGGTTAATGATTTTTTGATGCTCATGCAAAACCAAGAAGCACTGTTTGCTCTACAATTCAACGATGTCATCACAAGAGTTAATGACACAAAGCAGCTATCGACACTGATTGAAAGATTTTCCCAAAACAATATTCGCCAATATAATGAAACTTACACAGGTAGATTTATTGGCGTATTACCAAAAACGCGTACATTTGAATTTCAAAACGATGACAAACACATCATCAAAGGAAAAATCAATAGTCAGGTGCCAAATCCAGAATATATTAACCAAGCATACCTAAACAAACCTACAACGGTAAACTTTCAGGTTATGCAATTTGGTAATGCTAAACCCAAGTACGAACTGATGGATATTTCCGCCATTCATCAAAACCCTGATAGCCCCTAGTTTTAGGGGCTTTTTTAATTTTTACCTGACACCCTTACAACCCTTGCACTGTAAGGGTTTTGTTATGCCTGACACCCACCTGACACCCTGACACCCTTGACAAATATAAAAATATAGTTTACCCCCTCTTGATTACATAGCTCACGATTGCTATTATAGTCATATCAACCAATAAGGAGTTAAGCCTATGAAACGTTTTACAGATGGCTGGGATGGCAATGATTAGCCAAGCGCCTTATGATGTCTTTGCCGTTGCTGATGCTATCTTGAAAATAACAAAAGAGCGTGGCAGGCAGCTCACACCCATGAAGTTAGTAAAACTGACTTATATCACCCATGGTTTTAGCTTAGCCATTCGCAATAAACCATTGTTCTACAATGACATTGAGGCATGGAAATACGGTCCAGTAATTCCTAAGCTATATCATGCTACAAAAGAATACGGCAGAAATCCAATTCCTTTTAGTGTGATTGGTGACAGTCAAGACATCGATATTGCTTTTGATGACAAGCAGCTGGTAGAAAAAGTCTTGGACAAATATCAAGATTTGGATGGTATCACTTTGTCTTATTTGACACATAAACCAGGCACACCCTGGTCTCAAGTCTATAATCTTGGTGTCAATATGCCGATTGACGATGAAATGATAAAAAAACATTATCAAGAATTGGTAGCACATGGCAGACACTGATAACATTCCAACGCCTCAAACTCCCCCGCCTTGGGCGTCTCTATCCAGCAAAGAAGAAAAACAATGGGGTGAATTGGACACAATCAAGCTCAACAATGACAAAGGTTGGTTAAAAGCCTATGGTCATGTTGTCATTGTTGTAACATACATTATTGCGTCTATTTTTATAGTTGCGTTTTTAATTCTGGCTTTTCATTACCTTGCACCCAATAGCTGGACTTGGCTAGACCAAAGTCAAATCAATAAAATTCAGTCAATGCTGTTTAGTGGCAGCATGGGTGCAATATTTATTAACACAATGCGCACACAATTATCAAAAGCTATCTAACCACCCATATATTTTAAGCAACCGCCCTTTGGCGGTTTTTTGTTGCCTTTAAATAATTTGCATTGAAATAATTTTATTTATCAAACACTTATAAAATATTTATAGTTTTTGCTATATTTTCTATTGATTATTTATATAGTTTTATCTATAATACCCCCATACCAAGCAAACAGCCTTTGCTTCAGACTATTTAAAAGCCCGGAAGCCCTACCGTGCAGGGAAAATCACGGAGCTACCCAAAAGTAGCAAAGCCAAAACCACCGTGGCAGATAACGGAGTTAATCAGCTACTGGCAGTTGTACGATTTTTTCGTACAGTTGCCAGTGTCGGATTAGCTAAGGAGTATTTTATGAAACATCAAATCATTGGGCTATGCCCCAATTCAGACCATGATGTAGATTTTGAGCGTAAGACTGCCGATGTCTATTTGCAATACGCCCAAGGCGGCGATGACCCGCCTAACATCTTGGTAAGAGCGCATTTCACACATGACACATACTGGCACGGTGGCATGGACTACCACACTACCGAAGTGCAGGAATTTAGCTTCTTTGAGGTAACAGGCTACACAGTCATTGAAATGTTTGATGGTGATGAGTATGTAAGCCCAGCAGGTCATGAATTTGTCGGTGTTGAAGCCATCATCAATGAGTATTTGAACGAGCAGGATTTTAGTATGTTTGCTGCCGAGCGTAAGAAGCGGGCTTGATTGACAAATCTTAAACAAGTAGGCAAAATATGATTTTTCACATCAGATTTATCATGAACCAGCTTTTTTCACGATTGGTTGGCGTTCATGGCATGAATGCCAAATCTAATGCCTTGACACCCTTGCTTTGGCTGATTACAAGCATACTAATAGCCATGCTTTTAGCGATATACATAGACGCACCCAAGGTTATTGTTCATATCCTAATCGGTGTGTTTGCTATAGCGGTTGCAGCTTTTATCCACCCCGCCGTAAAACCACGTCCTTTAGGGCGTGGATATAAGGCGGTGTGCAAGCCTTAATGTGGTGTGTTTTGTTGTTCAATGTATTGTCTGATAATTTCAATGGGTGCTCCACCACAAGACCCAGCAAAATAGCTTGGTGACCACAATGCACCACCCCAAAGTTTTTTGGTGATGCTCGGATAGCATTTTTGCCGAATTCTACGACTGGATACGCCTTTTAGGCTATTTACCAGTTTAGAAATACTCACCTTTGGAGGATAATGCACAAGCAAATGCACGTGGTCATCTTCACCATCAAACTCTACAAGCTCACTTTCAAAATCCAAGCATACGCCATGAAAGATAATTTTTAGCTCATCTAAAATCTCTTTGGTAAACACCTCTCGCCTGTATTTAGTAACAAAGACCAAATGAACATGCAAATTAAAAACAACGTGTCTGCCACGCCTTACTTGAGTTTTTTCACTTGACATAAAATTAGACCAATGTATAATTAAAACATCAACATCATACCAAAACCCATGAAAACACTCAAGTTTCGCATATACGACAAACACAAAAACCAACTTGAAAACTTGGCAAGTTCGGTGAACTTTGTGTGGAATTATGTGAATGAACTTGGGCTTAAATACCTACAAAGACATCAAAAATTTCTATCTGCTTATGATTTGAATGAATACACCACAGGGGCAAATACCGAACTTGGCTTACATTCTCAAACCGTGCAAGCCATCAATGAAACACACGTCAAAAGCCGTAAGCAGTTTAAGAAAGTAAAGCTAAATTGGCGAACCAACAACCCAAAAGCAAAAAGAAAATCGTTAGGCTGGATACCGTTTAAAAAATCAGCGATAAAACTTTTAAAAACCTATCAAACCAATAAATCTGCTTTAAAATCTAAACTACAATTAAGTCTAGCCAAAGGTCAAAAGCTCATCATTACTGTATTTGACCAATACGACTTATCAAAATATGCCATCAACACCTGTGAGATTGTGCAAGACAATCGTGGACATTGGTATGCTTGTGTTACGGTTAAAGACTACCCCAAACAAAGCTGTGGCACAAAATCTGTTGGCTTAGATTTGGGCTGTAAAGACAGTGTGACCGCCAGTGATGGCAACACACTCACCACCAAATTTACTCACAAATACGCCCAACAACTTGCCAAAGCCCAAAGAGCAAACAAGAAAAAGCAAGTTAAAGCCATTCATGCCAAGATTAAAAACTCACGATTAAATGCCATACACCAATTTACAAGCAAGCTCGTTAAAGACAATGCTTTGATTGTGGTAGGCAAACTTAAATCAAACTCATTTACTTCAACCAAACTTGCCAAATCCGTCTATGACGCAGGCTGGTTTGAACTCAAAAGACAACTGGAATATAAATGCAAGTATGCAGGTTGTCTGTATGAAGAGGTAAGCGAAAAATTTACAACCCAGACTTGTTCGCACTGTCTAACAGTATCAGACAGTAGTCCGAAAGGTAGAGCGGGTCTTGGAATAAGAGTATGGACTTGTAGTGCTTGTAACACTACGCATGACAGAGATGTCAATGCAGCCAAGAACATACTCCGTATCGGACGTGATACGCTAGCTGTAGGAAGCCCCTCCCTTTAGGGAGGGGAGTACGTCACGGTTAAAAATCCTGATTGTTTGCGTTCAGAGACTTTTACGCTAAATAAGATTGCTCTAGAAAAAGGTCGTATCGGCGATAACAACAGTGGTTTGATTGACGACAGACCCCAAAAAACCAACACCGTCACCATTGAGGATAAGACACATGAGCAATAAATTTATCATCATTGCTGACGAGATGTTTTCAGCAAAAACTAAAGACGCCATCACTGAATACTTTGAGAAATACGATGTTGGTATTTGGCATTGGGTTAGCAATGTATGGCTGATAGTAGATAAAGGCAACGCTCTAAGTCGCCTACAGATACGAGATGACTTGCGTAAAATTGCCAGTGCAGGCACTCTCTTGGTGATGGAAGATGGCATCTGTACAGGTTTTGCACCGTCAGAAGCTGGTGAATGGATTAAGGATAATTGGAATAAACAGTCATGATTTCAAAGATTTAGCGTGAGCAATCAATGCCGCCTTAATCGCCCCACTGGCTGAGCCATACACTTTTTCAAGCTCGCACAGCGCAGCATAGCTTTCGGTGTCGTGCTGGCTGAATGTAAGGCTCATGTTTTTCAGTGATTTAGCGCGGTAAGTTTTGGTGGCGTTTTTGTGGGCTTGGCTAACCATGATAAATCCTTTGACTTTTAAAAAGATTGTGCTAGTATAGGGGTAAGTAAGGGGTGAGCGGTGTTTCCTATCCGCTCCGCCATATCATCGGCTTTTGGCTGATGACTTAGGCGTTTATCTTAATAAGCTGGTAAGCTGTACAAGATAAAGACCGCAACGATGATGATTTGAAGGGTTCTCATCGTTTACTCCTTACATCGGTTGGCTTTATACTTTACCATTAGGTGATAAAGCTTAACCTACAAGGCAAGGCTCCTACCCCTTGCCTTGTTGCTTATATTATATACTAGTAGTTAAAAGAAGTCAAATGTTTTGCATTCAAAATGTTTGGCTTTTTTATCGTCTTAAAAATATTTGACAAAAGCCAAAAAATGGGCTATTATATCGCTTAAGGTGTCGTAGCCTTTAAGTAAGCGGTAATAATCGCCCCGAAAGACAGCGATTTTTTTATTGCTTTTAAGATGTGCAAATTCGCACATCATAAAATCAAATAAAACCCTTTCATACCGATGTGCAAATTCTCACATCGCCAAGTTATGTTAGGGGTGGTGGTGAAATAAGGCGAGTAATCGCACGAATAAGCCCAGCCGTCTTACTTCGGCTTACGAACACCCCTAGCGCCCTTTTTTGGGTAAATTTCGTAAAACTAAGTAAGGAGTTCGCAATGAACTTAATCATCTCAAACCAAACCATTTCACAACATAATGGTTTCTTTTCTTTAAATGATTTGCATAAATCCGCTGGCGGTGAAGACAAGTACCGTCCAACTTTCTTTATGCGCAATCAACAAACCCAAGATTTAATCGCAGAAATTGAAAGCGAAGGCAAAATCGCTTACGACACGGTAAAAGGCGGTGATATTAAAACAGTCCGCCAAGGCACATACGCCTGCCGTGAACTGGTCTACGCCTATGCGATGTGGATTTCTGCTAAGTTTCATCTGATGGTCATTCGTGCGTTTGATGCGCTAAATACTGGTGCTATTCCAGTGTTAGACCCATATCACACCAAAACCGACCGAGCCACTGCTGCTCAATTGCAAGGCATTAAGGATAAAGTCCATCGTTTGTCCTTTTGTTTTCGCAAGACAGGTTCAGCAAGCAATGAAATGTACAATCTTTTGCGTGTCAAGCTAAGCTTAAGAAACATCGCTGACATCAGCGAAAACCAAATCCCACAGGCTCATGCCATCTTAGACGGTATTGCTCCGCACTGCGAAGCCTATTGCGACTATCGCCGTGAGATTGACGAATATGCGCTATCTACCATCATTCGCCAAGGCTTGCCATTTACGCCACACCTAAAGCGTGATTTGCGTAAAATCGGCTGTGAAGTCGGCTCACGCCCAGACTGGGTGGCACTCGCCAAATTGATTTAATTTCCCACTTTTAAAAAGTTTGCTCATGCCTTTTTTGGCATGGGTGGGATTTTTGCACCCAAAATAAGGAAACTTTATGGCTATCATCACCCCAACCAATCCAGAACAAAACCTACTTAAAGACCTAAAAATCTGGCGCCGAGACAGCAAAAAATATGGGCAAACTGCGCTGTATGATTTGCTCAGCGGCTTAAACCAATACATCGGCAAAATGCAAAAAGCACTGGATAACGAAGGCAAAAAAGTGCAAGAAGGCTTTACCATCAGCCCAGCAGACGCAGCATTTAGCGCCTACATTCGCAAACGTGCCAACTACTGCTGCGAACGCTGCGGTAAGCAGTACGAGCCAAATTCAAACAGCCTACAATGCAGCCATCACTTCAGCCGCCGTTATCACAACATCCGCTATGACCCTGATAATGCGCTGGCATTGTGCTATCACTGCCATGTGTTTTGGTATCAAAAAGACGTACCAGAAGCGGCAAGATGGCTGGAAGACAAAATCGGCAAAGACAAAATCGACCGCTTGATTGCCCTAAAAAACCAACCACAGAAAAAACCCACGCAATCTGAGCTTGACACCATCACTGAAAAATACAAGGCAATGACATGAAAATCCTAGAAACCCTATTCGGCATGACAATGTGGACGGCAGCGGTATTTTTAACGTTTTATTGCCTATTTTCAAACACCCCATGAAAACACTAGGCTTGGCATTACTTGCGCCAAGCCTGCGCAAATGAAGCGAACACGCCAATTTTTAAAATCCGCCTATGGAGATAACCATGTATCAAGACAAACATTTGACACAGCTCACCATTTTGTACCTAGAAGCCCTAGAGCGTATCAAGACGCTAGAAGCCATCAACAAAATGCACACCGATGAATTGCAGCGATTAAAAGGCGAAAGCGGCTTAACACAGTTCATTCCGCCAGAGCTAAGGGGCAAAGCATGAGCCTAACCAAAGACTACTATCACGACATCATCACAGAGCAATCAGATGAAGCAGAGTTTAGAGAATATGAAGCGCTTAGAGAGTTTTGCAAAAGAATGAGTAAAGCACCCATTCCAGTATTACCTAAACTTTCGCACGGACAAAATCGCCATCACCAGCTACGCCGTCACCCACAACAAAACACTGTGGGATATGGCGTGGCAGCCCACCCACCCAACCGATTATGATAATTTGTATTTATTCTTAAAAGGTTACACAGTTCAAAAAGAACTTGTAGAAGTTAAACTGAGCAAATTCAAGGTATTCACATGAACTTATATCAAATCAGCAGCGAACTACAAAACCGCCTAGAAAAACTTGGCGAAATCCTAGAAGAGGGCGACACGCCAAGCCAAGATGAAATCCAAGCCCTGCTTGATTTACAAGGCGATTTAAGCGATAAACTTATCAATTATGGCAAGTTTATCAAAAACACACAATCAGACATCGACGGCTTGGACGGTGAAATCAAGCGACTCACTGCAAAGAAAAAAGCCCTGCAAAACCGCACGGAAATCCTAAAAGCAAATATGCTTAGTGCAATGATTGAAAACGGCATTGATAAGATTGCCGACCCCATCATGCCAATTCGCCTGCAAAACAGCCCTGCCAGCGTTCGCCTTGATATTGACGCGGCAAACTTACCACAAGAATTTCAAAACATCGAAATCAAAGCAAACAGCACGGCTATCAAAAAAGCACTTAAAGACGGCGTGGTGATTGATGGCGTGGCACTTGTACAAAACAAGCATGTAAGGATTGGATAATGGCAATCGGTGTATTTATCTTGGGGCATTCAGGCAGTGGCAAATCTTTTAGCTTGCACAACTTAGACCCAGCCAATGTTGCTGTAATTAACGTGGTGGGCAAGCCCTTACCCTTTAAAAACGGCAAAAATTTTAAGATGGTAACGACTGATGACGCTAACTGGATTTGCCAAAAACTGCCAACCATCAAAGAGCCGATTGTGGTGATTGATGATTTTCAGTACATCATGGCAAACGAGTTCATGCGCAATTCAGACGTGAAAGGCTTTGATAAATTTACCAGCATTGGGCGCAATGCTTGGAATATCCTAAACACCATCAGCCACGGCATGAAAGACTATCAGCGTGTGTATATCTTATCACACACCGAAGAAACAGCGACAGGCGGCACTAAAATTAAAACCATCGGCAAAATGCTTGATGAGAAAATCACGCCCGAAGGCATGGTAAGCATTGTGCTACAAACCAAAGTTGATGATGGCAAAAACTACTTTTTAACGCAAAATAACGGTGCAAATACCGTCAAAACACCCTTTGAGATGTTTGATGACGCACTAATCCCAAACGATTTGAAATTTGTAGATGGCGCAATTTGCGACTACTACGGCATTACAGGAGAGCAATCATGAAACCAATCGTATTTAACCAACAAGAAGCCCTAAAAGTGGGCGCAAGCAACTTCATCGCTGGTAACACCAAGCAAAAGGTGAAAATTATCCGTGCTGAATTTGTGCAATCAAAATCGGGCGCACAGGGCGTTGAGCTAGAAATGGTGAACCAAGACAGACAACACGCCTTTCACACTTATTGGTACGAAAAGGCGAACGGCGAGATTATCGATTTTCAGTATCAGCAGTTGCAAGCGTTGATGGGCATTTTGGGCGTTCAAGTGCTTACGCCAACCCAAGGCGTTGCACCAAAGTACAATTGGGAAAGCCGCCAAACGGTGCAAGCACAAGGTGTTTATGCGCCAGAGCTGACGAACCGCATTTTTACCGCCCTATTTATCCGTAATTTTCAAGTGTACAACGGCGAAAAACGCACGAAAACCGAAATTTACGCCGCTTTTAGCGATGGCGAATTAAGCTACCGTGAAATCAATGCTGGTGTGCAAACACCGCAGGATATTGACGCAATTTACAAGCAAATGCTTGTCAAATCTGAACGCTTAGAAAAGCAAGCCGATGATGATTTGCATAACACAGTAGCAAATCAGCAAGCGAATAATCAATTTGCGCCACAAGCTGTAGCAGATGATGATGTGCCGTTCTAATCATCAAATTACGTCTTAGCAAGACCGACTAGCCCACGATACGGGCTTTCACACTGGCAACCTTTACCAGAACCGCCAAAGGAGCAGAAAAATGCCTAAACACATTCACGCAGACCTTAGCGTTGATTAAGATTAGCGGGGGAAATTATGAATAAGACTTACAAAGCACGGTTAATCAGCTGGCGAGAAAACAAAGACGTACATTTTGCCAATACGGGGCTGTCAAACTACCGTATCAGCTACTACGAAAAAGAGCGGTGTTATCGGCTGACGTATTATAACTTTTGCGAAATGAACACAGGTTGCAAGTTGTTTTACAGCGTAGACGAAGCCAAAGAATGGGCGCAGGATACGCATTATCCCGACCAAATCAAAAAGTATTTGCACGTTGAGATAAGCACGATTGACAGCATTACCGCTTGGTTTAAAACAATTAAGCCAAAACCTGCTAACAAATCAGTGCAATTTGGTGCGATGTGCGAAGAGTTTGGCGAGATTTTAAGGGCTTGCGGTATCCGTGATGAGCGATTGGAGCAAATCCGTGATAAGTTTTACCATGCAAAGCGTCCGCCATTTGAGCGCACGATTGATGATGTGGAGCTGCTGGACGCCATTTGCGATACGATTGTAACGCTCGTTGGCTTTGGCTATATGATGGGCTATGACGTTCACGGCGCATTAAACGAAGTCAATGCAAGCAACTGGAGCAAGTTTGAAAACGGCGAACCCGTATTCAACGAACACGGCAAAATCGCCAAAGGTGAGAACTACAGACCGCCAGAGTTGGAAAAATTTGTATAAGGATTGAAAATGACTGAAAAACTGATAAATTTGGCAGAAGTTGAAAGCATTATCGGCATGAAAAAAGATTTTATCTATCGCCTAATTAGAGCTGGCGATTTCCCAAAGCCCATCAAATTGGGCAGGTGTAGCCGATGGAAATTATCTGAAGTTTGTATGTGGATGGATAGTAAGCAATAA